GTTGCCTTCCCCATCTATCTGTTCCTCTTTGCCCATCTGTTTTTACAACTTTTCCTGGAGATTTATCTTTAATATCTTTTTTAGGAACCCTAAAAGATATTACTTTAGTATCCTCACCCTTTCTTTGCCCAAATGATTTTGCAGTTTCTTTTGATGTTGAAGTATAAACTTCTGGTGTATTGAACCCAGATTTTTTAATTTTATCTGCAGAAGATGCAGAAGTTCCGTGATACATTTTTACAAACTTTAATCTTTTTGCCTCTGCAATAAATTCTTGAAATGTTTTCATTTCTTATTGGTTTTTAGATATTTAGTTTTCATAACTCCACTTATATCCTTTACAGTGCTTAAATTTTCCTTCACAAGTATATTTGATATTAGAAGGAGTTGTTCCTACACTTTCATCAAATTTTACAACTTTCACAATCTTCTTCTTCAGCACCAGAAAGTTCTTGGAGAAGTGATTGAAGGTCTTGTTTTGGTTCTTCCACTACCTCATCAGTTTTAATATCATAAGTGTTTTGATAATAACTTGTTTTCCAACCCATAGAGTAAGAATAAAGCATATCGTGTGCCATAACCGAAACAGGAACTTCATTATCAGGATAATTTTCTGGATTATAAGACCAATTTCCAGAGATTGCCTGATCGAAGAACTTTTGCATTACCGCAACAACATTAATATAACCAGTGTTGCTAGGCATATCCCACAGAAGCGTATAATTGTTCCTGAGAGTTTGATATTGGGGAACAATCTGCTTGAGTGGCCCCTTCTTGGATCTCTTAATGGACAAGAATCCACGAGGAGGTTCTATTCCATTTGTTGCGTTTGACACAACGGAACTGCTCTCCGATGGCATCTGTGCGGACAACGTACTGTGTCTGAGACCATGTTCCAAGATAGATGTTCTAAGAGATTCCCAATCATGTTGAAGTTTAATAGAAGAAATTTCGTCTACGTCTTTTTTATAAGTATCAATCGGAAGAATTCCATCTGCATACTTAGTGCGTCCAAAGTATTCACAATAACCCTTTTCCTTAGCAAGTTGATTTGATGCTTTAAGTAGATAATATTGGAAAGACTCAGAAAGACCATGAACAGCATCCCATGCTTCTTGAGAATCATAATTAAACCCAAGTTTTGCCAAATAGTGAGCAAGACCAATAAACCCTATACCAAGCGAACGACGCGCCTTGGTGGCGATTTCTGCCGCCTTTACGGGGTATTTTTGGTAGTCAATCAATTCATCCAATGCGCGAACAGAAAGATCGCAAAGTTCCTCAAGTTCTTCATCAGATTTTACTTTACCAACGTTGATAGCGGAAAGAATGCAAAGAGCAATTTCTCCCATTTCATCATCAATATGCTGAATAGGATAAGTAGGAAGAGTGATTTCTTGACAAAGATTGCTCATCTCAATTTTGTCCTTAAAAGAGGAGTGAGAGTTGCAATGATCAATATTCATAATATAAATACGACCAGTTTCTGCACGCTCCTTCAAAAGTTTAAGAATTAATTCTTGTGCCCTAATAGTCTTTTTTGGAATTGTTGGAGTTTGTTCATAAGATACATATAACTCATCAAATCGATCAGTACCAAAAGCATCATACAACCCCGGAACGTCGTGTGGAGAGAAGAGTGTGATCTCTGTGTCTTGGATGAAACGTTCATAGAAAATTTTGCTGATTTGAATAGAGTAATCTAGTTTACGAACACGGTTATCCTCAGTTCCTTTATTATTCTTTAATACGAGGATGTCTTCTATTTCTTGGTGCCAGATTGGAAAGTGGACAGTAGCACTTCCACCGCGAATCCCGTTTTGTGTACAACTTCTGACAGTTGCTTCAAACTTTTTGAGGAATGGGATAATACCTGTGTGAATAACTTCTCCCCCTCGGATTTTACTGTTGATGCCACGGAGTCTACCTGCGTTGATACCAATTCCTGCTCTTTGAGCAACATACCTAAAAATTGCAGCATCACTAGACTCAATACTGCGCATGGTGTCGTCAATATCAACAAGAACGCAACTCGCAAATTGGCGAAGTGGGGTTCTAACGCCTCCCATGATTGGTGTTGGGATGTTGATCTTGTGCTTTGATATGGCATCGTAATATTTTTTTACGTGGTGTAATCTTGTTTGTTTTGGATACTCTGCAAAAATAGTCAGAGAAATCATCATGTACATAAATTGTGGAGTTTCATATATTCCCCCAGTACTTCTATCTTGCACGAGGTACTTATCAACGACTTGACGTAAACCTGCATAAGTGAATAAGTAGTCACGGTCATGATCGATGTAAGAATTAACTTTTTCAATTTCCTCTTGTGAGTATTTAACAAAAATTTCACTATCATAAACACCATCATTCACACATTTATAAATGTGTTGCTCTAAATGTGGAAGTTCTTTCATCTTTCCATACAACTGTTTTCTAATAGAAAAAAGAAGTAAGCGAGCAGCAACATATTGATAATTTGGATGATCAAGATCAATTAAATCTGATGCTGATCGAATTAAAATTTCTTGAATTTCTGCAGTCGTAATTCCATTATAAAATTGAATTCCTGACTTCATCTCAACTTGACTTGCAGAAACACCCGCAAGTCCTTTACATGCTTCTCCAACCATCAGATGAATTTTATCCAAATCGAGAGATTCGATTCTCCCATCACGCTTTTTTACTTTAGTTCCGTTACTCATATTTTCTTCCAAGTGGTAAATTTTAGTTTTGCTTCTAGTCCAGTGTAGATATTAGATTTTATCACAGATTGAACATCTAGTCCAGACAATACCATTTCATTAATATCTTTTTCACTAATGGATGAAGGCCAAATAACTATTGGAATATTTTGATCGATTATTTTTTCCATCCGTAAGTGAATTTCATGGTTTCTTGGTTCATTGTCATAAACATATACCAAGTGAGAAATATTTAGATCTTTTAAATTAATGTCAGATCCACACATCGCTACACTGTTGTCAATAAAGTTAGAATCAAATGGACCCTCAACAACATAAACTGGTTTATTTAAATCTAAGTTATCATAACCATAAATTTTTGGAGCATCCTGATCTAACATTATAGTGATATACTTGATTTTATTATTATCCAAGGATCTTCCCTGAAATCCGACTAATTTTTTATTGTAGTAAAGTGGTATAATGATCCTAGGTTCATCGTATACAATTTTTTCAAAAACTTTTTTTTGTTGATTTACCCACTGTTTAAAATTTGGAGTGTAAAAAAATTTTTTAGGGTCTAATTTCCTCTTATCAAGATATTCTTTTGCTTGTTCATTAGTATCTGCCGTCGGCAAATCTAACTTTTTTTTAAAGTTTGGTTTTTCGAATTTAAATTGTTTTTCTGGAGGAACAGAAGGCTTTGTTTTGGTATTATTTGTTTTGAACTTTTCTAGAGAATACTCTTTATATAAAGAAGAATCAACTTGCTTTAAAAAATTTGAAAATGAGATACTTATGCCACAGTTATGGCATTTATAATTTGTATTATTTTTTACGGAATAAAGAAATCCTCTAGATTTATTTTTATTTTTCTTAGAATCTCCACAGATAGGACACCGGAAGTTGTAGAGATTTAAATTCTTCTTTGAAAATTTATCAAGTTTAACTGATAAAGTATTAATATATTTGTCATCAATAAAATCCATAATAAAAAATCCAAAGACAACACTAGTATACCAGATCACGTCCCGTTGTCAAGGTCTAGATGGGTTATTATTTTCTTATATTTTCTATTACAGATTCTCTTCCAGAAAAGACGTTTTTAACTGAAGGTGTGGCAACATCTAATACTGCAAGTAGTACGACCAACACTGTAAGAACTCCACCAACTTGCCACCTAAACTTTGCAAGATTATCTAATTTAGTTTCCAACTTGTCCATTCTTTCTATTACAGATTTATGTTCTTCTTTATTTTCTCTTTTAACATCATCAACTATTTTTATAAGTAATTCGTCACTTTTTGTTGCTTGTCCTATCTTCTCATCATGTTTTGCTAAAATATTAGCAATCCTAGAATTTCCCTCAGATATTTTTTCTACAGCAGATTCAAGTTTGGCTAACATCTCTCTTGATAAATCTTCATATATATTCAGTTTTGATTCTAGGACTGCAAGCTTAGACTCTGAAGATTTAAACATGGGTGCTACTTACTTTTTTTCTTCTCATTATTCTGACAAGATCCTTAAAGAAAGGATTCCATTTATATTTAGTCCTTAGATCAATTCTAACTGGCGGATCGTCACCAGCTTGAGAAGTTCCTGCAATTTGCCCAGAACCTAAGGACATTTCTTCGGATAAATGCCTTTTAAAAATTTTTATTACCCTATCAATTTTTTCCATTTTCGGTGTAAATTTTTTTTAATAAATTCATACAATTTTCATCAATATCAATATCGTGAATATAAGTTTTTGGGTAATCTGGAAGTCTATCCAAAAAAACAATAAATGTTTTCACTTGCTTCCACATATCCTTGTCGAACTTATAAAAAAGCATGGGATTAGTTGCTTCACCAAATATATTGTACAAAGTCATGAAATGATTTATGAGAAGGTGAGTTTTTAATTCACCTTTATTAATATACCTTTTCAATAACCTTTTAATATACTTAAAATGATTAAGATCTTTTTCAAAATCCTCACGAGTTATTGCATGAGGATTTTCATAATTTTTTATAGCAAACAAAAGGAAATTATCGGAATTTAATTCATTAAAAAACATATTTTATCATGAAACTGTCATTGTTGCTATACCGGAAGTTACGGTAACATCCCCGGATGTAATCACTACCTGATACTCATATCCATCCTTAGTTGCATCAGTATTAGCAATACTTACGCTAGTTCCAGTTTCTCCAGAAAGAGTAGATCCTTCCTCATACCACTGATAGGACAGAGGTGCATATGAAGGAACAACGGTAGCAGATACGCTAAATGTTGCAGTTTCAGTTGTTCCGACCCCAACAGAAGCAGGTTGAGAAGTAATAGTAATTACAGCGTCTGCAAGGACTGAATCATCAGCAGCATCACCTGGTTGAGTATAAGTTGGGAATGATCCATTAGTTATTTCAGACATTGCAACTAATGTTTCGGACTTAACTCTCAAATTACCATGCATATCGATATAAGTATGAATACCAACCCATCCAGCATGGAATCCACCATATTGTGTGGATAAACCAGATGCTCCAGGTGCTAAAAGTCCAGCCTCATAAATATCGACACCATATACATCATGTTTTGGTACAGTAGTTGTTAAACCAATAACATTTGATGAATAGTTGGAATCGTGAAGTGTATAAATTGGTCTTTCTGAAATTGAATATGCAACGCCAGAAATAACTTCACCTGTTAAAAACTGTGTAGTAGCGATTGAAATAACAGTATCAGATGTAATGCCAGAAATTACTACAGATCCAAAAGTTCCCCCAACACCGATGGTAATTACATCTCCAGTTGAAATACCTACAGCAGTAAATGAAGTTCCAGAACCAGTAATAGTTTTTGCAGCATAATCTAAATCTACACTTCCAATAGAGTAAAGACTATCTGCTGTTCCCCAGAGTGCCATTCTTTTTTACCTTTACTAAAAATTTAATCTAAGAATATTTATAAAAAGAGAGACCTCATATATTTGAGGTCTCTTGTTATTATATGAAATTATTTATAAGCAATTTTTAAGTAGTGCTTTTTTAACACTTCCGGCAATTATATCATCAATATCATTATCAGTTGTTTTCACATAACGCTCAAGTAGTTCAACTACAAGACGCTTAGTGTGACAAGAATTCATTGCCGCCAAGAGAAGTGGTTTTACTACTTCTACTAGTACACCCATGATGTCCTCCTTATAAGTGGATTCAGAACTATTTAGAAAAATCAATCTCCAGAACGATACCCTCTAATACCACCTAAACCATCCTTACTATAAACATCATCCTTATATCTTTCTTTAGAAGAAGCTTTTGGTTGTGTGTTTGCTTTTGCTTTTGCTGCTGCTGCCTTTCTTGCTGCCTTATTTTCAGGAGTTCCCACCAGTGATGCCGCACCATATTTATCAATAATTTTTTGCCTTACAATATCAAGTGCAGAAGGTTTTTCATTTTCTTCTCCCATAGATCCTCTTCCCATGGGAAGTTTGCCAAGTTTTTGTTGATTCAAAATATCCATTTCATACTTTCTTTTTTTGTCAAGCATTCTTTTTTGATTTGTAAGTTGCTGCCTTTGAATATTATCCTGTTTAGCAGTTGTTCCCACTGGAGGATTATTCTCTCTTCCAGAAATTTGAGATACTGCTTCATCAACTTTCTTAGGAACATCTGAGTGCTTTGTTTTTGCATACTTACGAATTTGCTTTTCACTCATGGTTTCAACAATTTTAAGTACTTCCGCACTTACTTCCGATCTTGGTGTCTGTCCTCTTTTAACTGAAAGAGCAAGACCAAAAAGTTTTTGCTGTTGCTCACTTTCTGCTTCTTCAGAAATTCCAAGTTTTTTCTTTATTGCTTGACCAGTTTTACTCTTTCCAGCCTCTTTACCTAAACGATGAGCAACTATACCAGCACCATGGACAACACCAGCAGTAGTTCCTGCTGCCCTAGCAACTTTTTTACTGTCTTCTCTTGCTCTATCCCCAACATACTTTAATGCACTACCAATTCTAGATGCTATACCAGACTTAGTTTTAGTTGATTTTGATTTAGTAGGAGTTTGGTTTGACTTTGCCTTTTCCATATTTCTCTTTCTTTGAGCATCTTGGAGTCTTGCTAAAGTCTTTTGTCTTTCAGTAGGTTCTGGAGTTTGTCTTGCTGCTGCTCTTGCCTCTCCCCTTGCCTTATCAGATCTTTCTTTGGCGGCGGCAGATCCACCTTTCAAGTCCGATACATTCTTTCTAGAAACTGATTTTTTAGTAATTCTTTCTCTAGACTTTGCTGGTAATGCAGTCTCACCTGATCTTAATTTTCTTTCTACTAAAATATTTTGATTAACTATATCAAACACCCACTCACAGAAAGAATCTTCACCCATCTCATCGATAAGAATCTGAACTCCATGTTCATTCAAACCCTGCCCATAAAAATATTCTGTAGAAATATCTATTGCTTCTGAAAGATATTCTTCAGAAATTTCAAATGACTCAAATACTTGAACTTGTTCTATATTGATTTCTGGGTTTATTATTATATTATTAGAAACCTTTTTTTCTTTTACTTGAGTCTTTTCTTGATTTTTAATATCATCTTCAACAACTTCAAAAAGATCATTTCTCCAATCAGAAAAATCTTCCTTTATCTTTACTTTAGAATTCTTTTTATTAATTTTATTGGATATTACTTTACGACGATTTAAAAGATATTGATCATTTTTATCTTTGCTCGCGGGAATTCCATCATTATCTACATCACCTTTCTTATCTTCTTTACCAACTGGATCCAATCCTTTACCTGAAGTAGTTTTAGAAGTTTGCTCTCCCTTGGATTTTTCTCCTTCATAAGGATCACCATATTGAGTCATTTCAACAGATGATATATTTGGATTAGATCTCAATTTAGAAATTTTTTCTCTAGTAGCATAACGAACATAAGTTTTTTTAGATAAGTTATCTGTTACCCTCACTTTGTATTTTTTAGTATTGCTGTTATACTTATTATAGTGGGGTGCTTCATCAATATATTCTTCATCTACAGATGATGAACTAGACTTAGAAAGTCCAAGTTTTTCTTTTACTATCATTCTCTCAGAAGAAGATAATGAAGAGTGGGCCATATACTGAGAAAATGCCGATTGAATTGGCACATTCTCTCTTCTTGCTCTATATCTAATATCGTAAACTGCTTGTCTTATTTTTTTCTCTGAGGATGCATTAGGATCACCAGATTTATTTTCCCCAGATGACCCTGAAGATTCCTTCTTCCCAAGTTGTGGAGTTATAACTTCTTTAATATAAGATTCATATAGATCAATAGTAATATTAGATGGCATTTTACTACTTTTTAGTATTTTTCCTGTATTTATTTATCATATTTTTGATTTTATTAATATGTGCCATTTTCATTGTATACTGAACTAAACTATCTGTCCCAACTTCCCTTTTATCTGCAGTTACACCAGATTCATTAGTCCATTCCATAAGATCATGTATCCAAGATTTAAACATTTCATTATCTTCTGTGACACATATTAAGTGATTTGCCCCCTTTCGGATTATTGATCCAACTTTACCATCACTAATTCTTTTAACAAGATCACCTTCATTAAAAATTTCTCCACTTATATATTTTTCTCGTATTTGATTATTTGAAGATACTTGAGTTGCTTTTGCTAAAGAAGCTACTCTCCTTTGTGCAGTAGGAGTTTGTGCATGTACTTGTTTTGGATCTTTTCCACCAATAACTTGTTTTTGATTGTAGAACTTAAGGTTACCATCTACAGACTTGGCAACAAATTCTCCATCCTTGTACCATCCACCTTTACCATCACTAGTTAATCCCAATCTTTTGGCATTTAACACGGCTAAAGATTGAGATGCTTCATTTATAAATTGATTATATCTTTTCATTTACTTATGCTACTTTGGTAAAAGATAATACTACTATTTATTTCATAAAAAAGTCTCCCTATGGAAACTTAATAAACTTACTAATCACAAATCATTTTCAGACCTATTCTCACTACGATAAATATCAAATTTCCCTTCTGGATAACGAGAACTTAGTTTTTCATAATTCATTTGAAGAATTTCATCAAATGATGTATTTAATGCCATACATGCTTGAGCAATATACCAACAAATATCTCCCAATTCCCTTTTCATATGAAAGACGTTTTCTTCCGTGTATGGTTTTCCCTGGAGAATAATTTTCTTTACAATTTCAGTAAATTCTCCAGCTTCAGCACTCATACCTAAAGAAGATGTCAATAAATGCGGAATATCAGCACCGCTTTGTTCAAGATCATTTACTCTTTCAATAAGTTTTAAAAGATCACTACTAGCCGGACTTGTAGTTTGGCGAACGAATTCAATGTATTTGTTTGAGTCAACGATTGTATTTTCAGCCATAGTAAATTTAGTAGATCCATCAGAAAGAGTTTCTTTTTTAATATAGATCAAAATTTAAATCCCTCAAATGTTTTTTTATGTTTTGATTCCATACGATCATACTCCACATCTTCTGTTGTGTCAACTGAAGAACTATTTTCAGATTGATCGCAATCGTATAATCTCATCTTTGACCTATCGATTCCCAAGATAAATCTTTTGTACACGGTTAGGTCATTATACCTATTTTTTAATTGTTTAACTAAAATTTGACCACGCTCATCTAATTCTTCCGTACTGATCAAAGCAAACATTAAGTCTGCAGTTGCAGGCAATCCAAAACTTTCAGATGTATCTGTTAATTCAACATCGGAAGAACCATACCCAGATCTTGTTGTTTGTGTTGCCGACACAATTGGAACATTTGTTTCTACGGCAAGTCCACGCAACTCTTCAGCAATCGCTTTGACAAACGTATATGAATTTATATTACTACCTTTATACCTACTTGATGCGCAAATATTTAAGTAATCAATAAAAATCATATCTGGTTTAAATCTCTTCTTTAAAAAAAGTTCATTAAGTAAAGATTTAAAGTGTTCTGCATGTGCTGAAGCAGTTGGATACTCTTTGATTATTAATGATCCTTGTGTTTTCTTGGTCAATGTATTTACTTTACTTTCAAAAATAGATTTTGGCAAATTTGTTATATCCTGTATAGGAACATCTAAAAGATTGGCATCAATTCTTTCGGCAATCCGTTCTTCTGCCATTTCTAAAGTTATATAAAGAACATTTTTACCTTGAAGCAAAACTGAACTTGCTAGATGGCACATGAAGAGAGATTTACCGACACCAGTTCCTGCAAGAGCAACATTTAGTGTTTTATTTGGGAGTCCTCCCTTAGTTATTTTATTGAAGTATTCTAAATCAAATGGTATTTTATCTTCCTTTTTGTGATAACTTTCATATCTAGACTCAGAATCAAGGAAATAATCATGACCAATATGATCATCAAAACTTACGGATAATGCTTCCTGAAGAATAGAGGGAATGGCATCTCTTCCCTTATCTTCAGAATTTCCATCTGCAATATGAATTGCTTCCATAAGAGCTAAATATATTGCTCTTTCTTTGCACCATTTTTCTGTAGTTCCGACTAACCATTCGATTTCTGAACTAACATATTCCAAACATTCAATAATATGAACAGATTGTTTATATGTCTCTTCAGAAATATCAGTACGCTTTTCAAGTTCAATAATAATTACATCTTTATTGATTACACTTTTATATTTTTGTGTAAATCTGTATATTTCCTGGAATATTATTCTTTTAGATAAATCTTCAAAATATTCATTTTTTATAAATGGGATTACCCTTTTAACATATTCCTCATTAAAAATTAAATTTGAAAGAATTAAAAATTCTACTTTATCCATCATTTATAGTGCAAATATGTACTTAATATATACTTGGGATTACTTCTAGGAGAATTTCCTCGATGGGGAAACAACCATAGAGGGGGAAAGACTAATAATTTTCCACTTTCTGGTTTTATTACTAAGTCCAAAAATTCAGTTTCCCCACCTTCATTAACATCATTTAAATACCACATAAAAGACAGAAACCTTATCGAGGATGAAGAATCTGTAACATCAACGTGAGTATCAAAGACATCGTTTCCGTTATTCTGATATTTTTTTATTCTAAATTGCTCAAATGCATTTTTTTCTGGGAAACATCTTTTATCAATAAACTTATAATACTTTTCTTTATAATCTAAAGTTTTTCTAATAAGAGTATTATGAATTTTTTCAACATCCTCTGATAACTTTGAATTTTGAGTTAAATTTAGTTGAGTAAAATTTGGTTTTCTATCATTATCAATGCGTTCATGAAGTTCTTCATTTTCATCAAAAAAATTTATTAAAAATTTACAAACATCAGAACTCAAATTATTCTTTTCTATGTGTATAAAATCATTTAATTCAACTACCATAACTAAACTCTACTCTAGCGATTTCATCAAGTTTTTGCATCACTTCATCAGTGAAATATACTTCAGGATCTTTTAGGATTTGTTTTGCGTAAATCTTTTTACCATTCATTTCATAACGACCTGCTACATTTTTCCAAAGTCCGCCAATCTCACCGAGTTCAAGAAGACCATAATATCTATCAAGACCACGCTCATCATAATAAAGACGAATTTCAACTTCTTTATTCTCCTTGCTCAAGCGCGACTTGTGAGTCTTTGCCTTGATAAGATTGCCGACGACTTCTGTTCCATCCTTCTCTTTCTTTTTGCTGAGATAGATGATTGTACTTGCTGCATACTTGAGACCAGAATTGTGAGACACGACACCATTACCAAGAATATAATGATGTTCTCCTTCAACTGTGATGTCATAAACATCCTCAGTCTTTATTTTCTTGATAGACTTTACAATTCGTTCCATGCCACCTCTTATACATATAGATTTGATAGTATCTGAAGGTAATAACTCAGTAACGGATTTCCATTCATAACCATCTCCAGTATCTACTAAAAACTTATGTTCGCCAGAACATCTAATAGTTTCTCCATCTTCCAATTCCAATTCATAAACATCTTTATCGGTGAAATGGAAAGTGTCAGTAACTGATGAATAACCAAACATAGTTCTCACTTTGTCACCAACTTGAATAGATTCAATAGGAATAGAACCATTTTCTGTTTGTATCTTAGTTCCCGCAACTAAACAACCCCCACCCATTTCCTTTGTAGGGACATAAGAGTTATGAGAAAGTGTCCCATCTTCAAAAATATAGTGATGAGCATCTTCTATTTCGATATCATAAACATTAGTATTCTTTTTTTTAATTTTTTCAATTTTTTTAATTTTGATGCCAATAGTCATTTGAAATTTACTCCGTTATAAATAGTTATAATCATACCTATTATGTAATAGAATGAAGCACATACATCATATTATACCACGACATATAGGTGGGTCTGATGACCCAAGCAATTTAATAGAATTAACAATAGAAGAACACGCAAAAGCACATTTTGATCTCTGGAAGAAGTTTGGTCGCATAGAAGATAAAATTGCTTGGGAGTGTTTATCTGGAAGAAATCTTTCAGAAGAAGAAAGAATTATACTATCAAAATCTGGATTTGAAAAGTTTTTACTAGATGAAAGTAAAGTCACAAAATGGAAAAATAAAATATCAAATACATTAACTGGAAAAATTCAATCTGAAGAAACTAAAATAAAAAGATCAAACTCACTAAAATTAGCATATAAAGAAGGTAGAAAAAAAGTTATTGTTAATTCAGATGATGCTAGAAGAAGATATTATGAAAATAATATATCTCAATTAATGGCAGAAGGTAGAAAAAAATCTCAAGAGTGGAAGAACTCTGTAACTTCAGAAGAATATAAAATTAAAAAAACTTTATCAGACCCAAGATCTAAAAAAGTATCTGTAGATGGAATAGTTTATAATTCAATTAGAGAAGCATCTAAAAAAACAAATATAAATTATTCCAAACTAAGAAATGTACTAATTTCCAATATTAATAATAATATCTTCTTCTGTTAATTCAGAAACTTTTTTCCACTCACCCTCTTGAGTCATTAATTTATGCTCTCCTGTTAATTTATAAATCGACCCATTTTCAAGTTCAACTTCATAATATTCATCAAACGAATATCTATAAGTATTGATGACTTTTTTGGGTCCGACCATAGTATTCACATAATCTCCAACTTCAATTTCTGAAATATCAATATTTCCATTTGGAGTTTTAATCTTGGTTCCTTTAAGAGCACATCCGATAACATCGTAAGTGTGGTTTGTTACTAAAAGTGGAATGTTTGCTTGTCCCAGTTTCAGAGTAAGCATACGGAATGCTCCTTTGACAAGTTGAGATTTGGTCATGTCCCTGACTTGCTTATCATCTAAAGCATCACGAATCTCTTTCTCTGTGGAAAGCATACCTAAAGAGTCTAGCACAAACATACAGGGTTTGCGATCCTCTACAGGTTTTTTTAAGTATATGTCTACTGCCTGTAATGCTTTCTGTCTAAACTGTTCAATCGTAACAACATTGACAACAACCAATCGCTCTAAGTCAATGCCACGACTTGCAAGAAGAGATTTGTTAACTGCTGCCTCAGTGTCAAAGTACAAACAGTAACCGTCAGGATTACTATCCAAAAAATTCTTAACCACAGCGAGACTAAAGAAAGTCTTCCCAGTAGAAGACTCACCAGCAATGGCAGTAATCTTATTCCCAGAAACACCACCAAATATGCTACCTGAGACCAGTGAATTAAAGATGTAAGAACCCGTGTCCACAAAGGTTTCGGTGTCGTCGATGTCTGATGCGAGTTGGGTGTAGTCATCTCCAATCTCTTTTACAATTTCTTTTAAAAAATCCATTTTTTTGTTTCTGGTTAAATTTAAACGACCAAAGTTTAGAGTAGAGATCCTTTTCATTTGTATTTTTAAGGATCTCTATAATTTTATCCAATTCTTTTTCAGTTATTGGAACTTCCATAATACTATCAAATGAAAAATGAATCAAGTGTTGATTTTTTTTCAGATGACCAACCAATAGCATTCAAAATAATTTTTAATGGTTCCAAGAATCCCTTTTCAAACTGAGTATCGTAATCAATATATTGTTTCAACCCAAGTTCTTTGGGAAACTCTTGAATGAAAGAAATAACATTTTCATATATTGGATTTGGTTTTTTTAAATAACAAAATTTAAGTTTTTCACCATTTTTAATTAAAGAATATTTTCCTGTAAGTTTATTAAGTTTAATATAATGATTAAACAATAATGCACCTCTGGCATGAATTGGAGTTCCTTTATTATAAATTGAATTGTATGATTGATGTTTTACAACATTAGAAACAGATCTTGGGAAAGAAATTTCTTCTGGTGGAAGTTTTGAAAATGAACTTCTACAACTATCAATATATTTTATAACATCATCTTCAGACCCGTCCATTAAAATTTTAAATGCTTCCTTAAGCATTTTTCTACATGAAGATGGAGTTGACGATTTAATTGCTTCAATTCCTTTAATTTTTAATTTGGTTTCTTTGTATCTAACCCCTTCACTATCCCACACACTTAGAATATATCTCTTTTTTGCAGTCCAAATCCCACGTTCAGAAATACACTCTCTTTTCATGACCATCTTCTGATCATAAGCATTGACATACTTTGCCAACTCCTGATAAGAAGACTCAATATATTTTTCAATTTTTTCTTTACAAATTTTATCTAAAAAATCAACAATCTTTTCTGGACTTTTTTCTTTTCCATCAAATATAACATCAACCAAAGGACCCATATTAATATAAAGAGAATCAGTATCTGATGCAATTACATAATCAATGTCATTGGTTTTTAAAATGCTATTTAAATAAGAGTTCATCTTATTCATAATCCATCTAATTGAGACTTGACCAGAATATGTAATGGCTTCGGCAATATCTAGTTTGTAATACCTAAAGTACTGATTGCCACAAGCGCCAAATGCAGAATTGAGTTGGATCTTGCGGGCCATCTGAATGTTATTGCATCTTGCAATCTCCTTCTCCAATGCCTTAGTCGGAGTTTTTTCATAATCTTGTTTTGCAATAAGCATCTTCTTCTTGTAGATGGTGCGATCCTTATAAATCTTCTCCATCAGTTCTGGCAGCATACCTTTCACCCTATGATAGAGTGCTCCATTCGCAGTCATAGTGAGATTTACCTTTTGCAAAGGTTCCAAATCCAACTCTTGTTTGATAAGTTTATCTACATTCACCTTTACGGAAAGTTCTCTTACCTGTTTAAGTGCCTCAAGTTCTTCTACAATTTCCTCACGGGACATTTTACGAACATCTTTCCACATTTCAATTCTCCATAATTTTAGTATGCTTTTTGCGGTTTTCACTCATAGTAATAATCTGCAAGTTGTCTTCGTGATGCTTTCCTCCTTTTGAAATTGGAATTATGTGGTCCACTTCGTGAGGAATACCAGTTTCTTCTGTTAATCGTTTTGCTTCACAATAAATCTTATTTATTTTTTGTTGATTTGCAGTTTCATCAAAAGCATCTCTTATCCTACATCTTCTGCGAGCAGCAATAGAGTTTAAAACTGCCCTCTTATGCTCTTTACCCAAATATCTAAATTTAGAAGAACAAGAATGAGAACAAAATTGAAGTTTCCATTTCTCACTTGTTGCTCTAAATCTGCTTACAATAAATGGAGAACCGCAATTTTGACAGTAAAGAGTTTCCTTTCTCTCTTTATTTTTATTCTCCAAATGTTTAGGTTTTTGGAGTCCATACTTTCGTATTTTCTGCTTAATAAGAGGGTCGGAGCATCCAAAAAAATCAGCACACTCTTTACGACTTTTGTTTTCAAGAATATAAAGTTGATGTAGTTGTTCTTTAGTTATGTTGAATTTTGGTTGCATTTGTTTTATTGTATCCGCACATTATTATTTATAAGATGTGGATATTCTACAACATTTTCTCCAATTCTGCAATACGATTATTAAGTTCGTGCTTTTCAACAAGTGTTTCTGGTGAAACTGAATATTGCATAATAAGATGGGGGTATAGAGAATTAAGGTCAAAACTAACAACCCATTCATATACTCCAGGAATAGGTTCCTTTACGTATGCTCCACCAAATTTCTCACTTTTACTTGTTGATTTTTTTGGTGGTATAACAATATTTTTTTTCTTAAGATAATTATATATAATCGTATCCCACATTCTGACCTGAGAAAAAATGTCGGCATAGTTAACCTTAGCGTCATAAGCCATAGTGATTGCCAATTCAATCAACTTCATTTTATCTTCAAGACGGTCAACAAGTTCTACGTCAATAATATTATATTCGACAAATTTTTGCCAACCTTTTTTATAAAAATCTTGAAAGGTTTCGAACTCGGAGTGATCTAGTTTTTTCTGACCCAACTCAACATTAGCAATATGATCTAAACGATATGATTCTTGGGCAGTATACGTAAATTTTTTGTAAAGATCCAAATAATCTAACTGAGTAATTCCACCAACATCAAAAGTTATTTGTTGATTATTATTTACAAATACTTCCCTCTCAGTAATAAGTCCCCATGGAGAAAACCGTTTCATTCTTTTTTTTCCAAAAATTTTATCAAGTCGTCCACAAATATATGGGACATCATAAAACTGAATATTCCACCCAGTAATTACTTCTGGAGTATTATTTTCCCAATACGCAATAAAAGAATTTAACAGATCATACTCAGAGTTACACAAAATATAATTAACATTTTTTTGTTTATTATTAAATGGTTTTGTCCCCCATGTAGTTATTTCTTTAGTTGTATAGTCTTGAATAGTTATTAGAAGAATTTCTTCATCACAGTTTTTAGGATCTGGAAACCCATTTTCTGAAGCGACTTCAATATCAAGAGTTACTAATTTAATTTTTGAGATATCAAACTTAATTTCATCTTCTGGGTATTTGTCCGAGATATATTGGTAAATAAATCTCTCATTACCATATACTTCAAATCCATCAACATCTTCATATTTTTTATAAAACTCCCTACAATCTTTTACTGTACCTGGTTTTATTTCTTCTACATACTTTCCATCAAGAGTTTTATATTTTGTTTTTTTATTTGAATTCACATATAATGTTGGAAAGTATTCTTCCTTAAACATTACATGTTGACCATCATGATATCCACGGACAAGAAACTTGTTTCCGACCATTTGGATGTTAGTATAAAACTTCATTTTGTAAGACTTTCGTACTTTTCAAGAATAGTGCTTTTAGGATCGCAAATAGTTACAATCTTGTCAGAATGTATCATAAAATTATCCTCAGATGAAAAATATCCCATCCATGATTCTAGTGTAAAATCTTTTTTGATTAAAAATGGTTTTATTAACATACAGTCTGGTTCTCCCAACTGAGACTGTATTTCTTTTATTTCGCTTATTAAAATTTCTCCCGTAGATATTTTTAAAATTTTAATCATTTAAAATTCCCATCTGTCTAAGTTTAGCATAAAAAAAGTGGGGCGTCAACTGGTTTTTGCCAGTTTGCCCCAGAAGCGCCGACTATATTCAATTATATTTATAAGTAATCTTTACGCTTATGATGTTCTGGAACAATCTTCCTTATGTAGATAGTGAGGAGTCCATCTTCAAAGGATACATCTGAGACTTCTGTATCATCTGCAAGTGTCCATGATCTATTGAAAGATCGTTGTGCCAATCCTTTATGGACGTAGTTGGTATCAGTTTCTTTATCTGCCTTTTGCCCCTCAACAAAAAGTTTTCCATCTTGGGTATAGACATAAACTTCTTTCTTTTTAAATCCTGCAAGTGCAAGTTCAAGTCTCGATTCTACATTACTAACTTGAACAAGATTATATGGAGGGTAATTTGAAGTAGTTTCATGAAGACTAAATAGACGATCAAAATATTCGTCCATCCCAATACTATAATGATTGATTCTATCCATTAGAGTGGGAAGATCTTCTGCAGTATAACGTTTAATACTAGTCATTTTTTCTCCTTTAAAAGCGAGTTTGTAAATTTGGATCCATTATGGCATCCATTACTAATTATACAATAAAATAAAAAAAATGGGGTGTTGAAACCCCAACAAAAATTATTCGGTTTCCTTTACCCTGGTTTTTTTACCAATATTATATTTTTGTTCTAGAATCCATTCATTTTTTTCTTTGTAAGAAATAACTTTAATTTGATTTAAAGGAGCAACATCAACTACTTTATTATGATCAACAATCGATACCAATCCCCAATCAGAAATTAAATGTATAATTCTATTTCTCCTTTGAATATCATTAACTGTTAGATTTGCATGTTTGCCATCAAGGGCAAAAAGTTCTTTAAAATGAGTTATATAATATCTACCTTGTTTGTGTAGAATGTGAGCACTCTGATAAAGTTTCTTCTGTTTTCGTGAAGCAACACCAATTCTTGTTAGTGTTTCTCTAACTTTGAGAAAATCATCAGGTTCATTTAAAACAACCTCCACCATCATATCAGGTGACCAATTTACTTGAGGTTCGTTTACAGTGTTAGTCATTTGTTACCACCAATTTCAAATCGTTTTTTAATAAAGTTTATTTGTTCTTCAGATAAAATTTTTAATGCCTGAATAGCCTTTTCATTACTATAACCATAATATTTTTTGATATATTCAAGATCATCAATCTTATCTTTTCGGATCCAAGGAGAAAATCTCTTTTTTTTCCTAAGTGTATTTATATAAAAACAATATTGCATATCTTTATCCAAATGATGATTCATATTCATTTGATTTGAATATAAAATAGCATCAATATGAGAAGAAAGACATTTATTGATTATAAATGGATTATATTCTTTTTTTAAATCATGGTTTTCATCCATTAAATTTACTTTTGTGGTATTAATAGAATTCAACCAATCTTTCAATTCAATAGTCATCTGATTATCTCCATATCTACACCAGGTTTCCAAAGTTCTAACTCTGTTCTAAGTTTATTTTCACTTTTTAATTTTTCATATCTTTTTGATGCCTTTCTTTTCCACCATGATATTACTTCTTCTTTTTCATAACCAAATTTAGATATATAGTATCTCTTTTTTTCAGTCAATGATTTTGCACGATCTATGCAATTCTTAAACTCAATTTTCTTTTGATCATCTTGAAGAGAATTCATAATAATAGAAATCATCTTTGTCTGAATCTTCAATTTTTTAGATGATTTATCTGCAGATATTAATCTTTCCCCATTATTTGCATTATTATTGAACCACCAAAACATTTTTCTAAAGTAGTCATCATGAAATAATGGTAAAAAATTACTTTCAGTATCTCCTATATGACGAATATAAGGTTTTAACCCGTCATACATTGATACTCCTTTAGTTGTTCCATATAAAGAAGTCGTCTCAAAATATTGTAAGTTAGTTCCATACTTCATATCAAACTGACGTTTTAATTCATTAGATGAAGATAATAACGCAAGAAGTTTTCCTCCCAAATAATTATACCCAAAAGGTTGTACTGGTACTATATTAAATCCCATAACAAACTCATGATTTATTTTTGATAGTGGGAGAACTTCATCAAAATATTCATTCCTTGGTTTAGAGTTAATAGTCGGAGATCCAAATCTAACAACACCAACTATTTTAGATGTTGTATCTTCTGTAACTATCCATTTTATGGTTCTTCCAGGAATTGCTTCTTCAATAGGATTTGATGCCGTATCGTTTAAAATTTCAGAATATAAATCTTGATTATATTTTGTTTTTGGTTTTGAGGAAGTATCAACGACATGAATAGAAAAACTCATATCGTTTGGATGAACATCAAAATTTGAAAATATCTCATCTTCTGGACCAAATAATTTACCAGAAGATTGGTTAAGTCTACTATTTTTCACAAACCTTAGATAATCATCAATTCTACTAAATTTTGAATAATATTCAATAAATTGATCTGCTGCCCATACTGCTTGGTCTGGAGATAACATAATAAAAAATTAAATTAAAAATTTTTTTTCATACTCAGTTAAAATCTGAGGTGTTTCGATTATATTTGAACCTAAAGGAACACTGTTCTTCCATTTACCCTTTTTTGTTGGTCTAAAAAATAACTTAATTCCCAAATGGTTATATTTTAAATGTGTCGGAACTTTTACTTTATAAGTATAACCATCATTAATTGTTAAGTCGGACAAAGCAATGTTTTCTTCTGCTGTAACGAGAACTGTACTACAAGAAGTCCAAAAGAGTTCCTCGAATTTCTTATAGTCTGTTAGATAAACATCAGAGTTGTCCAAGATCATTCTCCCTATAAATTGTGGAGACAAGCAGTGATCGTGAACGACTTTTATCCTATTCAATTTATTCTGCAATGCATTTTCACTAATAAGTCCTGTAAAATTGCACAATCCAGAATCAAATACATTAATGTAATATATTCTAGTAATTGGTCTATAAAACTCTGGTTTTCCCCAATTATGCAAGTTTGCTTTTAAACTATTAAAAGATGACTCACAATATGCTTTCCAATCCTTTCTAATTTTAATTTCCATAAGTAAATTACTATAATTCAATATAAGTTGCAACTAAAACAATTCTCCTATTGTTTTCTGGAGGTCTTATGGAATGTATTCCCTCGAAAATTACAATATCATCTTCCTTTGGAGAATGTTTATGAATTACGTTTAATTTATCATCATACAAAATAGTGTCTCCTCCAGCATCTGTTAAATATACTATTAAATTTTTATGATCAAAATTATGATCAACATGAGGGACTGTTGTATTTTTTGTTTTTAATGGGTGAACACAATTAGCATTAAATCTTAGCAAACAACCAACATGTATATTATTAATTTCAAATATTTGCTCCAATAATGGATAATACAATTCTGTTAAATTTGAATTAACTTCTGGGAACAAATATTTGGATTCGCTAGATTTATCCATTCTAGGTCTACTTATAAACCTATGACTATAAAAAGGAATATTTTCATACTTCTGAAAGTTATCTAGTCCACTATTAATTGTGGAGTCTTTATTATAGTACCAAGGAAAATCAGAACTATTAATATGTTGTTTTAGTTTAAAATATAAATTAGTATATGGATTTACAATTGTTTTAATCATTTGAATTCACACTCACACATAATTTCTGTTAATGCTGCTAAAAGATTTATTTCCTGGTCTGCAACAAAAGCACCTTGATATTGATATTTTGCTATGATAAGAACTGCCGCAGGAATAGATCTTGGCAAAATGTATTCATAACATGCATCGTAAATTTTCCTAAGTAAACTAGACGCATCATTATCTAAATTAGATACTACCCATTTACGAACTTCCGTAAAATTTTTCTCTTTAAGATTTTTTACTAAATCATTTAAAGGAACATCTGAAATGGAAGAAAGAATACCTACATCAATTTTTCCTCCAGTAGAATATCGTTGGATTTCATTTAGAACACGTCTAAAGTCGGGAAAATGTTTAGATACGAGTTCTACAACTACTTTCTGATCATATTCAATTTTTTCTTGCTCAAGAATGAATTGTAATCTTTTGAAAAAATTTGCTGCAAGTTGTACACGCTGTTTTCCCTTAATTGTGAAATCAATTACTGCACAACGGGAGTGAAGTGGTTCAATAATTTTGTTCTTATAATTACAGGTAAAAATAAATCGACAATTGTTATAAAATGACTCAATATTTGCCCGTAACAAGAGTTGTACGTCGTTTCCTGTATTATCTGCCTCGTCAATGATAATGACCTTATGTTTAGATGATCCAATAAGTGAAACAGTAGAAGCAAAGTTTTTTGCTTGGTTCCGTACAGTATCTAAGAAACGCCCTTCATCAGATCCATTAATAATATAATAATCTGCACCCAATTCATTACACAACGCTTTAGCGATAGTAGTTTTACCAATACCAGGAGGACCAGCAAGAAGAAGATTTGGAATCTCCCCCTTTTCTACAAACTCCTTAAATGTTTTTTTAGTTTCATCAGGAAGAATACAGTCCTCAATTACTTGAGGACGATATTTTTCCACAAAAAGAAATTCACTAGGCATGTCAATAATAAAAAAGTTAATTTGATAGGATCGTATTATTCGTAAGTAGAATCTGGTTCTAAGGCAATATAATAAGTCATGTCATAAGTAGTATTAACAAATCTAGAAAGAAGTTTGGATGAAATGACTACTTCATAAGTTCCAGGAAGAATTTTAATATTTTCTACTTTAAAATTGAAAGTAAACTCAGAATTAGTTTCCCCTACGATTTCACAAAATTCATCTGAAGTGTCATTTTTTTTATCTCTAACGACAAGTTTTACAACACCAGACTCTCCAACAACACAAAGATCTGGAAGTTGGTAAATTGAAGATGCTTTAAGTAATTTTGTTAATTGATTTGTATCAAGTTCAAAGCAAGCATCTTCACTTGGTAGAACAAGATTTTTATCCGGCGGAGTAATGATTACATTTTCGTCAGCGAAAAAATACTTAGACCGAGATTTCCCTTCTTTAATTAATACAAAACTATCGTTACTAAAATCTAGTTCCGGATTTTTGTGCAAATAAAGTCCGTTTAAAAATCTATTGAGATCATAAATTGCAAAGTCTTTAGGGAACTCTTCTTCAATATTCGCTTCAACTAGAATATTTCTCATTACAGAAATAGTCCTAAGATGACTCCCTTTCTTAATTAAGATAGACTGATTAATATCAGAGAAGTTTTTTAGAATTTTAAGAGTTTTATCTGAAAGATACATATCAATTATTTTCAATAAGATTGAGGTGATTAATTAGAAGAATAGTATAATGAAGCACTTTAAAGAGATCTGCTCGGGGGGTTCCTTTGGTGTCATATCGATCAATGTATTTTGTTACATTGCCTGCACAGAATCCTTCACGACGATTATGTTTGATTTTGTCGAGTGTTTGTTCTGTTCCACCACCAGTTCTATCTACATAATGTTGACTATAGGTACTAGAGATATATTCTTCAAGTTGTTTGAGAATTTTATCTTCATTATACTTCCAAAAATGATTAGTTTGTTGATTCATATTTATTAATGTCTCAAGATCAATTAGTTCTTCTTTGTTTGAGGACATATTGTATGTTTGCATTATTCCAGAGAGTATATCTGGATCTTGGTCTTCACCCATAATAAAAAAGACGAGATATTTATCTTTCCATATTCTATCAGGATTGAGTCTGCTGGTCAAGTTGTTGTTGAATGAGTTTTTGTCGTTCTTCAAAAGAAAGATTTATCCAATAAAGGTGTTTTGCTGCCATTTCAGCATCACTATGTTTTTTGTGACAGATCTTACAAAGAAGACGGCACTTTTCAACTTCTTTCCACCAATTTTCTAACGAACAAGGAAACGCACTTATAGTAAACTGTTTTTGTGCTGGGTCTATATGGTCAAATTCAAGATTTTCTGTTGTTTCGCACCATACACACTTTCCACCAAGTTTTTGTTTTGCTTCTTCTTTCAGAAGATTTCTTCTCGTATTGAAATAAGGAACTCTTTTTTCATTTATTTTTTCTTTATTTTCTTGATAATAACGCATATTGCGTTCATCAACTTTTTCTTTGTTTTTGTAATAATACTCTCTATCAGAAAGTCTTTTTGCTTCTTTTTGTTCTTCCGTCATTTTTTGACGGTATTTTTTGTTATATTCAATTTTTTGTTCTTTTGAATAAGGCATAATGAACTGAAAAGTGTTATTACTATTTATACGAATAACACTTTTCAGAAAAAAGCACTATCAGAAAGAAACTTCGTGACCACCCTCAATAGTCAATTCAAGTTCAGGTTTTTCTTCTTTGGGAAGTTCAAAGTTTGCATCAATTTTATCATAAAGTTCAAGAAATGCTTGTTTAGTTTCATCATCAAAACGGTTTACACACACTTGAATTGCTTTTGCTTTATCGTTAAAGATAGAATAAGCACGAATGATGTGAACCAATCGACGGGTGCTGATGATTTCTTCAATACCACCATCATAGAAAGTTTTCCTAATAATATCAGACCAATTCACCAATTGCTTGCAGAAGTCACGATCTTCCACGCCAAGGTCCAGAGCAACACCTTCAATAATTTTTTTCTCAATGGAGGGAGAAGGATAAGACTGCTCAAAGGTTACAGGGAAGCGTTCAAGAAATGCTTCATTGAGAACATTAGTGCCGATGAAGCGACCATCATCAGAACCCTTGCCTTTGGTGTTTGCTGTAGCGATAACATTAAATCCCTCAGCAGGTTGAACCCACTTACCAATCTTCTTCAGAAATACTCCTTTACCCTCAAGGATAGACTGAAGACAGAGAATCTTATTGGAGGCAAGGTCAATTTCATCCAAGAGGAGAATAGCACCACGCTCCAGTGCTTCAATCACAGGACCATTGTGCCAGGCAGTATTTCCATCGACAAGACGGAAACCACCAATCAGGTCATCCTCATCAGTTTCAATTGTGATGTTAACACGGATCAGTTCACGCTTGAGTTGAGCACACGCTTGCTCCACAGAGAACGTTTTACCGTTACCCGAAAGACCCGTAATGAACGTCGGATAAAAAAGACGGGACTGAATAATTTTTTTAATATCCGAAAAGTTACCAAAGCGGACGAAGGTATCATCTTTTTCAGGAATGAGATTTTGTTCTACAGAAGGAATGGCAGCAGGTGCTTGGAAAGTACGTTCAATTTCTTCCACCTTTTCTTGTGTCACTTCAAGATTCCAACGACCACGGGCAGTTTTGTACTGGGCAAGTTTATTGGTTACGGTCTGATAGTTACTATCATTCAAGTTACACCAGGCACGAATGTCAGCACCAGTCACAATATTTCCGTAAAGAGACTGAAGAGAAGTGCGGATGTAATCAGAAGAGAAAGTCATAATGAGGTGTTTGTTTCAACGAAGTAATTATAGATCAGAATCCCAAGGATTCTGTGGTTGGTTGGACAGTTCATCAACTGTCACATTGTTATGTTTCTTCCGACAGAAAGCACGGGCATATGCTCGTGCCATACTAGTAATTTCGGAACATGGTTCACCCATTTTACCACAATAAGGACAAGTAGATAAAGAATCTGGGTATGTAAACTTAGACACTATGCGATCAACTCTACAAATTCAGACAATACTTTTTTATTTAATTTTTTAGTCTTGAGAGACTTAACAAAAGCAGACTTAATCTGAGTCTTTGTAGCATTCTCATCCACATCAAATGCACTTTCCTGAGACAGTGCTGAAGAAGAAATACCAAAGTAAGCATCATATCCAGAAGTAGTGATAACAAAACTTCTTAGTTTTTTCCAATCATCATTAATTTTAGATCGCTCCTTAGATCTAAAATTAGAAAAGTTTGACACAAAATTAGAAAAATTACGACTTTCAAGAACACGAATTCCAATGAAGTTCATGTGAGGAAAATTATCCTTCAAGTTTTTAACAATAATATTAGTGAAATCTGTATAATTGCATCCGAATTTATAAGTTGTTCCCAGTTTACGATCTCTCAAAAATGTAGTAATTGGATGAACATATCCAGTTCCAAGATAAGTTTCATCTTTACTAATTATTTCCCTATGACGAAGGAGTTGCCCTGCCTCACCATCAGTGAGGACAATACACTGAACTTTTTGTAGTTTATTCTCTTTCTGAAATTTAGGAAGAATTTCATGAAGACAAACCAGTGCTTCATTCAAAGGAGTACCAGAAAGTGATAGGCGGGATGGGTAAGTATATTGAACAGAATAATACCTACCAAAAGAATAGGCAAGACGCCAGACATTCATCATCTGGTGTTCAAGTACAGAAGCAGAGACCTTACTAGTAAGAATGTTCATCAATGAAAACGATTCATGGATGTGTAGTAATCCATCCCTTTTTTCATAATGTGGTTTGATGTTGAATGGAATATATTCACCTTTATCATAGTCATAGGAAATTTTAGCCCATTCATTGGTAAAAGCATATACTTCAAATGGGATAGAAACTTTTCTACAGAACCAGATTAGATTAAAGAGTTGCTTACAAGTATCTGTCATTACATCACACATAGAACCACTCCAATCCAGTACAAATACCAGACCATGATTCTTACCATCAGGAATTACAGATACTTTCTTAAAAAGATCATCATTATACTTATAGGTATAAAGACGAGCAGTATCAAGAATACCAGTTCGAGCAGTTGATGCACGAGCATACTGATCTGCTGCTTTACGACATTCAAACTCTTTCACAAGGTAATTAACTTCCTTTTGAGTTGATGCCTTAAACTTTTTAAATTCAGAATCTGGTTTATCGAAGACATTATCAGAACTTCTGCAAGGATTATTTTTATATAACTCTTGCTGCCGATTAAAAAAGGAATCAATCTCACCGTGAACATCACTATTTTTAGCAATGATCGTTTCAAGATTAACCTTGGGAATTTCTACATATACGTTTTCTTGATCAAGGTTATTTACAAGTTCACGAATCTTGTCTTCAAGGGCATCAGCAGTACGAACTTCTGGTTCTTCATCATTATTGTCATCACCAGCAGTTTTATTGTCTTCATAGATATCACTACCTTGCGATGTTCCACCATAAGATTCGGAGTTTTCTTCATTTTGAGAATCTCCATCATCACTATCACTATCACTTTGCTCAAATGGAGTTGATTCCGGGGTCTGACTACCAGAACCCGAAATAATAGTACCTTGATCTTGAGAATCATCAATCTTCTCAAGATTCTCTGGTTTATTTTTACAATACTTGTACAGTTCTTCTGCGGCAATCAAAACGTCCGCAAAGGTTTCACAGGCATCAATGAGACGAATAATTTCCTTCTCTTCCTGAGTAAAATTAATGATGATGTAGTTACCAATCTTGAAATAAAGATTGGTACGATCAGCAAGGTTAAACTTATTCACATCGTCCTCACCAATTTGGAAAAAGTCCTCATCACTGAGTTCTCTATATCCATTATAAAAAGTCTTAGCAAGTCCAGCATACTTACGCTTCATCAACTTTTCGATGCGAGCATCCTCAACAATGTTTACGAACTGTTGGGGAACTTTCACAGTTTCTGTCCAGTCTTCATCTGGAGTAAACAGCGCATGACCTACTTCATGACCCACTAGAAGGTCATATACAGTATTGCTTGCCTTTTCCCACATAGGAAGGGTTAGGACGCGAGTATGGACGTTAAAACAAGCAGTGGGGACTTTCTTGTGCTCTACCACAATATCCTCTGTGGCAAGCAGTTTAGCAAGTTGTGATTTAATTTCGTGTGAAACTGACATAGGATTTGTTTCGAATGAACCCATCATAAAACGAAAGGTCGCCCTTCGGACGACCCATGTGCCTCTTTTTGAACTGTCTGAGGCGTGCTTTCGCTTGCCTCAGTGCTTGTGGTTTCAACTTCCGCTTCTGTTGTTTCTTGCTGTGATGGTATCTATTTGGTACTAACATAACCTTTTTCCTTTAGAAGTAATAATGCTTCCTCGTATTTTTCAGGAAGAACTGGAAGGTAAAGGTGTTTTCCAACCTTATCTCTATTATTATCAGACCACCATATAGGAAAAGTTTTTTCTTTTTTCAAACTTTATGACACTTCCAAATTTGTCCTTTAAAAGTTCTTTATGTGATATCACAAAAACATTAGCATCTTTAATAACATACCTAATTATTTTTAAAAACTCATCTGCTCCAAATTCATCGAGTGAAGAATCAAAGGTTTCATCAAAAATAATTAAATTACAACTTAAAGAATTTTTAAGTTTTGCGACTTCTCTCCAAGCAAATAGTAAAGCAAGATTTATTCTAGATTTTTCACCCTCACTAAAAGATGCATAAGAAAAATCTTCATGAATCGGTGATTGTATTGTTTCATTAAATTCTTCATCAAGAGTGAAGTTTATATAAAAATCCATCATCTGAAGATACCGATTAACTTGTTGATTTATAAGTGGTAAATATTTTTTAATAATTTTAGTTTTTACTCCACCATCTTTTAATAAACTATAAGAAAAATCATAATAATCAATTTCTTCTTTTTTTGAAATTAATTCTTCGTATGTATTTTTTAAATTTTCATTGAATAACTCTAACTTTTCATGTTCAGTATTTCTATTTTCAAGTTGTTTGGTAATTGTTTGAATTTCAGATTCAAGATCTCGGATTTGTTTTTGATATCCAGATATCTTAGTATTATTTTGAGAAATGTCATTAGTTAGTTTAGTGATTTCTTTCATAAACAAAGAAAATTGACTCTCTCTTTTTTCTTCATCTCTAATTGCTTGCTCTAGATCATCGTAACCAGATTGCAATTCTTTTGCTTTATTTTGAGCGTCTTCAATTTTATTGATTCTAAAATCTTCATCTATTTCTTGAGTGCACGTTGGGCAAATCTTATTACTATTGAAAAATTGATGTTCTGATACAATAGTAGATATTTTCTGGGATATTTTACCTTTAAGATTTCCCAATTTTCTAAGTTTTTCAGTAGATCCGCTATAACTTTCTATTTCGATTTTACTTTCATCTAATTTATTTTGAAGATTATTATTATCCAACATCAAAGAATTAATTTCATTGTTTAATTGCAATATCCCCTCATCTTTTTGTGCTATATTTTCCTTTCCACGATTTTCCAACTGTAAGATGAAGTTTTTTTGCATCTTAACTTTATCATTTAAAGATTCTTTTTTAAGTTCTAATACATTCACTTCATCTTTTGAAGTTTTCATTTGATCTTTAATGATCGAAGTCATTGATGAAAATATTTTAATATCAAGTAAATCTTCTATTACTTCTCTACGACTAGATGCTGACAACTGCATAAATGGGATGAAATTACTACTTCCAAGAATTACAAGTTGTGTAAATGATTTGTAATTCATTTTTAATATACTTTGCTCAAGTAACTTCTGTTGGTCAGAAGAAGAAGAATCTTGGTTTAGTAACTCTCCATTTTTGTATATTTCAAATATAGATGGTTTTATTCCCCGTATAATCTTCCAATTAACTGATCCAATTGAAAATTTTAACTCTACAACACAATCTTTTTCATTTATAGAATTTATTAACTGTGGTTTATTAATTCCTCTATAGGATTTCCCAAAAAGAGAGAAAGTTATAGCATCAAGGATCGTACTTTTACCAGAACCATTATTTCCAACTATTAGAGTAGTAGGATTTTTATTAAGATTTATTTCAATAAAATAATTTCCTGAACTTAAAAAGTTTTTATATTTTACTGTTTCAAATGTAATCATTTTCTATCGGCGGAACTACAATATCATTTTTAGTTATTACAAAATACTCATAATTATGCATATCACAAGATTCTAATAAAATTTGATCATCAACTTCTTGCACCTGCATTTGTGGATATTTTTTAGACTCATTTAATTGAAGTGCATATCTTTCAGCATCATCTTTTTCTTCGAAAATGCAAAGTATTTGTGAACCCCTTTCATCTCTTAAGGAAAATGCTCCTTCATTTATTTTACCTTCTATAGTGATGATATACATATCATACTAGTTCGCACGCTTCTTTGTAAGTTTTATAAAGAATTTTTTTAATCTTTGATTTTTTTAAATCTGTCTTAGATTCTTCAATGTATTTATCAACTATAGACATAGTATGTTCTGTTTCAAACTCACACGAAATATCTATATTATCTACATTAAAATTTTCTACTATTTTTAGTTCAGAGATATCCGAAGAGTAAAGTTCATCTATAAATTTTTCATATCTATTTTTATCAGTCTTTTTCTTGACTATAACCTTTACTATTTTATTTTTATATTCCGAAAAATCTATATCATCAATATCACTATCTTCATAATATATCTGATAGTGCATCTTATAAGGATTTTGAATAAAATTTAATTCAAGTGTGCTTGTGTCAAATAAATGAAATCCCCTCCTATCATCAACATCATTCCAATATATTTCGTAAGGATTACCTAAATAAAATATTTTTTTATTGTCAGATTTGGTATGATAATGTCCAGAAAATACTAACTTGCAATTGTCAAATAGAGATCTATCATAACCTTCCTGCATAACATGCCCTTTGTATGCAGTAAACCCCGAAAGTTCAAGATGTCCCATTGCAACTTTGCATTTGGAGTTTTTTATTGCGTTAAAAGTCTTTTGTTCATTTTCTTGATTAATCCACGGAAGAAATAAAATAGATAAATCTCCTATTTGAAGTACTTGAGGATCTGAGATTATTTTTACATTATCATACTCTCTCAAAAGCAAATCTACTGCATTAAGATTATTTGAATTTTTGTAATATGATGTATGGTTTCCAACTACAGTATAAACTGTACATCCCATATCTCTGAGTTTATCATAATAATTTGTTTTAGACCATTCTAATGCAGCAAAATCTATTGACTTTCTGTTATCAAAAGTATCTCCAAGATCAATAACAGTTTTTATATTATTTTTTTCGAGGTTTGGAAAAAATATATTATTGTAAAAATCTAAAAAATAATCATGGAATAACTTAGAATTTTTTCTACATCCAAAATGTTGGTCCGTAATAATTGCTGTTAACATTAATGTCTAAGTTTCGAATGAACATTGTCTTTGATAGAATTATAGTCGCTATAGTTATTTCCGTCAACACCCCCATCATCGAAAAATACTTCATCAAACCCAGTTTTTTCTATGATTTTATTTTTTATATCTAGTTGACGTTTTTCTTTTTGAATTCTTCTCAAAAAAGCGTAGTGTATAATTTGAGTAAAATAAGCAAAAGGATTTTGCGACTTTTCAGGATTGAAATTATGAATATACTGAACACAATTTTCAATACCATCAGAAATCATATCATCTTTAAAGATATAATTAACAAAATTTGGTTTGAATGATAAATGCGTTGCAATTTTGAGAAAGCACTCACCTAGATAATTAGTAATTCTTGGTTTGGGTAAGTTATTTTTTTCAGCATCATCAATAGATTTTTTATATTCTATAATTGCTGCTAGAAAATCTTTATTATTAACATAATGAATGGTTCTCTGTCTTTTTGGCATTTTACTTACTAATGACATGAATTTCTTGAACTTACTATCTATCAATTATACCACATATACCCACACTTGACACACTTATGGATTCTGTGTATAATCGTGCTTGTCACCCTTTGGAAATTACTTAATAGCTATAGGTACTTAAAGATACTTAAAAATCATTATATATCCTTTCTAGCATATCCTTTGCTATATCTACTGTAGATATATACCCCATCTTTCTAGTTAATTTTGGTTTATCATCGTATTTTCTATTACTAGATTTTACAAATGTTTGATACATCATTATAGTCTTAGGATCAAAGCATTCAGATATTAATAATATATCATCAAGTTTTAAAATGAATAGATCTTCATCAGTAGTTTTTATCCAGGGTTCTATTTTATAACCCATTTGTTTTCCACGTACACTCATTTCTGTAACTATAACTGGGTTAAATATTAATACTATCATTTCATCATTTTCTTCAGAAGGTAGAACCTTACAGAATATTTCTTCCCCAGTTTTTAATTTTACAGTTGCATAAAAATCTTCTTCTTTCATATCTTTAAATTAATAGGTATAATTTCATAATTAAATTTTTCTTCGTTATAAATTTTTATTCTTTCTATTAAATGATTTAGAGTATAATTTTTTCTACCTTTAAATGTACAATCATCAGAAATATCATAAAGTTTTGCTTGACTTTTATTTGATGATTTTCTCAATACTCTTCCTATAGATTGTAAATTTCTTATTCTAGACTTACTTGGTGATGCAAATACTACATTATGCAAATTTTTAATGTTTATTCCTGTTGAAAAAACTCCATATGATGCAATTATTATTGCATTACTTTCTTTTTCAGTAATTTCTCTTACTTGCTCTCTTTCAGAAGTTTTTATTCCACCATGAACAAAAAATACCTTTCTTTTATGGTCAATACTACTATTTATTAAATCATACAATGGTTTACCATGAGTTTCTACTCTAGAAAATAAAATTAAAGTATTTCCACTCAAATCTAAAGATAAATTTTTAATAAAGTTATTCCTTTTATCATTAGTTATTAAATATTGAATTTCATCTTCATATGTGCTAAATTGCAATGGTTTATGCTTCAAAAGAAGACATTGTATGTCTAATTTTGATAGATAACCTTTTTCCATTAATTCTGATGTATTAGTCACTTTATATGAAGGTCCAAACAATCCTTCAAGAACCCACTTATGAGTCTGAGATCCATCTAGAGTTCCAGTAAAACCAAATCTATACTTAGTATGATGTAACTTTGTCATTATAGAGATTAAAGATTTACTTTTAAATAAATGTGCTTCATCCCCAATTACTACATTATATTTTTCAAAAAATGATTTGGGTAATTTGTAAATACTTTGCCAAGTAGTTATTGTAACTGGCATATCATTATATTTTTCCCTACCAGAATATATTTTATGACAATAGGAATCAGAGTCCCACCCATAGTCATTAAAATCTTTAGACATTTGCTCTACTAGACTAGTTGTGGGAACAACTAATAAAATTTTTTGTTTCTTATGAACATAATATCTAACAATAGAATATATCATCAAACTTTTACCGGATGCTGTTGGACTTAGTAAAAGTTTTCTATTATATCTTAATGCGTTATAAATCCCATCAAGTTGATAATCTCTTGGTTTAATTCTAGAAATAGAATTTATATAGTCTTTTAATCCCTCTACTGATATTTCTTCGTTTACTTCGAATGGTAACCCATAATATGGATTATTTTTAAATTCATAACTATAATTATATTTCTTTAATTTTTCAATAACTTTATCAAGCAACCCCACATAGATTTCTCCAGTATGTGTACTTAATAATCTTATTTTTCCATCCCAATATTTATTTCTCATCTGAGGCATAAATTTTGCACCTTCAACATCAAAAGTAAAATGTTGTTGAAGTTCATACAAAATATGAGGTTCACATTCTAACTTAATGTAAACCTCATTCTTTTTAGAAATTATTACATCAGACATAGAAATATGTTCAACTGAACATATTTATATCTTAAAAACCAGATTGAAATTTCATATAGTCTATTGCATTTTTTATCTGATAATTTCTGTTATGAATCATTTTTATAATATCTTCAAGATATTTTAACATAACGTCATAATATTCAACTTTCAAAGAAATTTCTGATAATTTTTCATCTGCATCCATATATTTTTGCATAGTATCCTTATCTCTGATTTTCTTAGGAAACGGATTTTCTAGATATACATCAGGATCTGCTTTTCCGGAATAATATTCATATCTTTCATGTCTTATTGTTTTTTTTAATTGCTCTGCTCTCTTTCTTAGGAGAATTATATTATTGTATATTTCAAAATATTTTGAATGTAGTATTGAAGAATTTAATGATTCTGTATGCAAATTATCAGGATCTATTTTAGAATCTTCTTCCCACATACTTTGAATTTTTTCAAGATCTAATATCATAATGGGTGTAGAGGTTCATCAACTTTATCTACTATATTATACATCATATACTTAAATTTTACTTCTGCAGTCAAATATTCAATATCGTCTGATGTGGAATCAAATCTTAATGAGGATAACTCGTATGGAAATAGTCCTTTGAATATAACTTTAAAATTTGCATTCTCGGAACTAGTAAGAACAAGTAAAGTTCCATCAGAATATAAATTCATCTCCGACCTTGAGAATCTGGTATAATCAACATTTGTTTTCTGCAATTTATATATTTCACCCAAAGACTCTGGAAATCCTAATCCCCTCATCCAATTTTGTATTTCCATGTAATTCTCTAAATTTTCATCGACCAAAAATCTAAATGTAAAATCATCAAACTCCATCTTATCCCCAGGAACTGGTATATCTCTTAAATAATTTGGATGATTTGCTATTCCTAAAGATATACCAGGTATTTCTGCGGTATTTGCAAAAAATGCAGTTTTTGGTGATCTATTTAAAGTTAGTTTATAACCAAGTGGAGATAGAAAATTTCTATTCTGTATTTCATTTCTGAAAATATTACTAGTTTGATTGCTCATTATACTTTTTTAAATATTTAGATAAAAAAAGAGACCCCATAAGGAGTCTCTGTACAACTTTTGTGATAAGTGATCACATGAGGTTCTTAACTTGAACTCTTCTGTAATAGCGGTTGCTATTAATCTTAAGTGCTCCAAGACCCTTATCTGGACCTTCTGCGAATGGATTAGCAACAAGACCATAACGAGTCTTAAATCCAATTTTTGGCTGGAAGGTGTTCTCACCAACTGCACGTACCATCTGGAGAGGTACATATGGGCAGTAGAAGATACCAGCATCATAAGGAGAAGAACCCTTGTAACCCACAACGTAATACTGATTAGCAGATACGTTAGCAGCATAAGGATCAATATAAACGCGGAACTTACCGAGAAGAACACCAGCAAAGGTATTGCCAGTATCATCAACGCTAAGATTTGCGTTAAGTGCAGGAGTATAGTCGAGAACACCTGCCATGCTTAGCGCAGAAGCAACGTCTGCGGAACACATGATGGTGTTGCCCTTTCCTCTACGAGTACGCTGTGCGATTGCATTAGCATCACGCTCGATTTGGAATAGTAGACCCTTGAACTTCTCAACGCTCCAACGACCGTTAGAATCGATGTCAAGGTCAAATACACCCTGGGTTGCCACATTAGCGGCAGCACCCTGCTCAGCGACCTTGTAGATGGTTCTGATGACCTCACGGTTGATCTCTGCAAGAATCTCGCTAGAAAGGATATTAGCGAGTTCTGCTTCAGCATTCAGACCGTGAATTGCCTTAAGGTCTTGAGCAAGTTCTAGACTGTACTCAGCTTTCAGTGCTCTGGATTTTGCTTCAACGAGGACTTTCTCGATAGAGAATGCCATTTCGTTGAACTGGTTACCATCAGCATTACCAAGAGATTCTGATTGAGTGGTCTTCATCCCTTGACCGACATTATATCCGGTTGAGGATGCAGTACCAACTGGGTTTAGAAGTCCTGGATTATCGCCAGTCTGAGAAGTAGTACCCATACCTGCTGCAGCATCGCTAAATGCTGAGGTAAGGTTATTACTATCATTCTGACCAGAGAATGCGGTATTTACTTCATCATAGAAGGTTTCTGGTCCAGTCTGATTCTCGTATCTGGAGCGCATAGCAAAGATTAGTCCAGTAGGACCAGTCATTGGTTGAACCCCAGCGAGATCATATGCTACCAGGTTAGGCATTGCACGTCTGATCAATGAAATCAGAACGGGATCAAAACCTGATACTGGACCACCAGCATCAGCACCACCGCTGAAACCGGCGGCACCACTTGCGGTGCTAGTATTTACAGTTGGGGTCTCAGTTAGAAGACCACCTTGTTGGAAAGCAGTTTGCTCTCTTAAAAATTTTTCTTGATTTTCGAGCAGGACAGCGGTTACAGCCTTTCTGTGTGAATCCTTGATTGGATCAAGACCTTCATAATTTAGTAAAGGTGCCCACTTTTCCTGCAGATGCCCGGATTGGAACATTTGCGTTTACCTCTTAAATGCGTTTTTTGTTTGATTTAATATTGAATTCAGCGTTTTGCAACTGCTGAAAGAGTTCTCAAGTAAGTATTCATCGTATCTGAATGGTATTCAGGTACAACATCTACTCCTTCAGAAAGTGTTTCAGTTATTGCCTGTGGAGAAGTTACTCTTGAAGAAAAATATGCTTCCTTCAATGTCTCCAGTTTTTCACGATAAGTTGACTCACTTTCAAACTCAACACTTTCGGCAAGTGAAGCGAGCTTCTCTTTCTGAGTGACTGCTAATCCTTCAGAAATTTCATCAAAAATTCTATCTGCAACCGACTCGGAGAGACGCTTGTTTATAGAGATATTTTTTTCAATTTGCTCGTTGAGTTTTGTCTCCATATCATCAAGTTTTTCTACCATGCTCTCAAGTACATCATATTTATCTTCAGGGATTGATACATAATGTTCTTCAAAAAGTCCTTTTAGACCAGTCATAAAGGACTCAGTTAGTTCTTCTTTAAGTCCAGTTTCAATGGAAAGAGTATTTTCTGCCATCCATTCACTTGCAACATATTCTAGATAAGTATCGACACGTTCTTGTAGATCCGATTTAATTTCTTCAATTTCTTCTACAAGTCTTTGCTCATAAGATTCTTCTAGTTCTTCACTAATTTCATTAACTTTTGAACGTAGAGCAGATTCAAAAATAATTTTTGCTTTTTCTTGGAATTCTTCGGAGAGTTCTTCATTTTGAAGAAGTGCATTAACATCTTCTTCGATGTCAAATTCTTCTTTCATTTCATCATCATCTTCTTCATTATTCCTTTTCTTTTTCTTTTTTTTATCACCTTTTCCTGAATAGTCATCATCATCATCATCATCATCATCTTCATCATCTCCACAACTTTCTTCATCTAGAAGATCATCTTCATCTATATCTTCATCTGCATCTTCATCTAGATCTTCATCTTCATCTAGAAGATCTTCATCATCCAAATCTTCATCTTCTTTAACTGCTAATTTTTTCATAGAGTCGGCAGACTTAGCACCTCTGTTTACAACATCAGATACTGTTTTTAAAGATGGTTCTTTCAACTTAGATGAATCATCATCAGATTTATAATTTTCTGGAGTAGGACCACCAAGATCTTCCCAGCCAGTTGCACTTTGACCATCAGGAATACCTGTACTCAAATGTGCCATTGGTTCTGCTGAACTTGCCTTAGCATTTACAGCAGTTCTGGATTGCTTTGTGCCTGCTTCCATTTCCTGTAATTTTTTGCCACGAGACATTTGAACTCTCCGTTTAACCTTAGTTAGTTTAACTATATTTATTTATTAAATTATTAAATTACAACGAATTCAAAAATTCGTTAAATAAGTTTAATTTATGTTCTTCTAAAACTCTTTGATCTACTAATGTATTAATTCTTCTTTTAGTTTGCTCAGCAATCTTTTCTCTCAAAATACCACCATCCCATACCCACTCCTTTCCTTCCATAATTCCAGATACAAACGCATCAGGTGCAGAAGGATCTGCTACAATATCAGCAGCAGTTGCTAGCATGAAATCTTCGCCAACTTCCTTATAACCTTTTTGGTTTTCTCTAAGTGAACCAATACCCCTAGAAGACACTCCAAGAGTTACTCCATCTTTGAGTAAAGATTCTGCAATCTTACCCATAGGAGTAGATAAAATTTGTGCTTTACCTACAAAGTTATTACCTACTTGATTTAACTCAGTAATTTTATGTGAAACACGATCAAGATTTACAGTTGGTCCATCTGGATGACCAAGTTCTCCAAGAGCACGACCTTTTTGAACATATTGCTCATTATAACGCTTTACTTCCTTTTCCATGATTGAAAGAGGATACATTCTTCCATTTCTATTAACACATTCTGCTTGTAGAAATGGTCCTTTAATGTAAAGTTTTTGGTCTTTTCCAGTTCCTTCTTTAAGAACTTCTACCTTTTCGATTTCTTCTCTGATTAGTTTCATTTTTCTTAGTTGGTAAATCCTACTTTTGCTGCTTTAATTGAAGATGAAGTCCAGATAACTTCGGAAGGAAGTTTTTCCAGAAATTCCACAGAATTTGCTGGCATAGTAAAAAATACTGTTGTTGCTGCTCCAACCGTGGCATTAATTGCAACTGTAGTAACACCTTCAGTATTATTATGAAGTCTTACGCAACTTGCACTACCAATGCTTGTAGCAGCACCAGCACTTGCACCAGTTGAAACTTCAGATTCAATTATTTTAGTTCTTTGCATTGGTATAATAAAGACTTTATTAGTTATTTATAAATTACAAATTACCTACTAATTTCTTCCCAGTCCAGTGAAGCAAAAACATTAGCACCAGAAGTATCAGTGGCACAAACAAGTGTTAATTCATAAGGAGTTCCAGTTAATCCATTTCTTTCTAACTGGAACTTAAAGAGTGCTTCTTTGAGAATATCTACTGATGCTTGTGATTGATTATTTGATGCGAAAAATCCAGATGCTAATATTCTTCCACCACTCACAGTTCCACCATCAATCTTATATTCAACTGCACTATCAACCCCAGCACTTACCCAAGTTCCACCTGATGTAGTTGTAGATGCTCTCACCTGCCAATTATATAATGGTCCATTTCCCGTTCCCATAATTGATAATGCAGTCAAAATAACAATTGCATCTAATCTATTTGGAGAAGATTTGAGACGAATTGAAAGTACTGGATAATAAGTTCCTGCTGGTGAAGGTAACTCTACTGGTGCCGTAATTGGTGTTTGTACTGCCTGTTGTAATCCACGAAGTTCATAACCACCTTCTGAAATCACAGAAGAACAAACCTGTTTGAGTGTGCTTGAACTTGTAGTAATTCCAGTATTACTAATCTCATATCTCAAAGGTAATGATGCTGTTGTAATATAAGTTGATTGAATAATATTTGCGTGATGGAATGAATGGCAATGAACAAATTGACCGTTAATCACAAAACCAATTCTTACAGTTCCAAGTCCCAACCACTCAATATCCATCCAAAGTATTTGTGCTTTATCTTTGGATAGTGTAATACCAGATGGACCAGTTCCATCTAACTTATCAATATTCCAAGATGATTGTGATACTCTTGTTTCTATTCCAGTTGATAAACTTCTTTCTACGAAATATGCAGTAGTTCCATCAATCTCAAAATACATTCCATTGTCTGCACCAAAATATCCAATTCTTTGCCTTAGATTTGCTTTTGGTGTTGCAGGAACAAAAGTATTCAATACTAATAATGACTTTCCTGGTTGATATGAAAATACTTTTGTGGTTTCTCTAATTGCAGAACACCCAGCAGTTGTTCCAATACCAATATTAACTAATCCTTGAGTGGTTGCAAATTCAACTGTAGAACCTGTTCCTACTAACAAACTATCCCAAAGATTATTATCTCTATATCTGTGAGAACTATCAAAAAGTGTGAGAGGATTTGATACTCTTGTTCTTCCAAAAGCATCTGTAGTTCCTGTTGGTGGACTAGTTGCGACTGTTCCAGTTATCGGAATTGGATTTCCAGTATCATTTTTAATTTCAACTTCTGGGATTGTTCCAATATTGACAGTTCCACTGATGGATACTGTATTTCCTATAGAAACTGTAGTATTTCCAATAGATACTGGAAAACGATTTGTTTCTGTTACTTGCTCACCATCACTAGTTGCAACATTAAAAACCTCAAAGAGACTTCTTTCTTGATTTAGAAAGTCCTGTGTATTTTTATTCCACTGTGCCATAAATTAAATCCATTCTAGTTTTGAAGGATGATATCTTTTAATATCTTTTATATTTACTTGATTGTTTTTTTCTTGAATTGGGTATATATTGTGAACTATGGAACCTGGATAATCACTTTGAAGCATTTCTCCCAATTCTCTACGAGACGGTAGTGTATAACTGTCCAATTGAAGTTCAATTCGATAAATCTGCCCTTCCCAAAGAAAGTCCGCAAAAAAACTTTTAGTTTCTTTTACATCTTCTGGGAAATCGCTTTTTACAATAATTGTCCCAACTGACGCATTGCCAGAAATATTTACAGATTCTGATAAAAAGTTTTTAAAAGTTTTCATTGCGGATTTTCCTTTGATTAGTCTTCGGTTTCCATATTGAAAACTGAGTTATAAACATGTGGTCTATAATTATTGATTTTTTCTGCAGATTTTGCGTATAAAATTTCTTTTATTTTATCGCTTACTTGTAGAGGCGATCTATCAGATGCCATTAAATCCATTAGTTCTTCCATAAAATTAAATTAAATTCTTTATTTATTTATAAATTTATTTTAGTGGTTTATCTTCATAATCAATTGGAACTTTTCCAGAATCACCTTCAATATTATTACCTTGATCTAAAGGTAATCCAGTTGCAGGATCTATTGGAGCATTAGGATCTGTTATAACTCCATCTTCGATTTCCTTTTCAATAATTATATCTTGATCTATTATTTCTTGATCGGTTTGGCGTAATATTTTATTTCTAACATAGTTTTGTGAAAAATATTTTCCAATATAAGGTTCCGCAGTTGCTGCTAAATTCAGTCTTTCAGTCATTAATTCTGCATCTTTTAATTCTGAAAAATGATTATCATATAAGAAATCGTATTGTATGTGTTCAGAAATGATCTCCCAATCTTCTAAAGTAATAATATTTTTTAAAATTAATTGAGTTTTTAATAAATCATTAAATAAATTTGCAAATCTTTTTCTTAATCTACCAACAAATTTTGTAAATTTGAGTTCATCTCTTAGAATTTCAGAAGATCTACCTAAATTAAATCCACCTTCACCATCCATTCTTGATGGTGGTACATTTAATGAGCGATATAATTTTTTTCTAAAATACTCAATATCAGTAATTTCTCCAAGATTTTGTCCCCCAGGAAGTGTAGTAATTTCAGTACCTCTACCACCCTCTCTTCTAGGTAACCAATAATCTTCGAGCATGGACATAAATTTTTTGTCATCTCGAATTTCGCCTGTTGTTGCATCATACACTAATTTGTTACGATACCTCGTCATAACATCTCTAAGATATTGTTCCGCTTTAGTCTTAGGTAAATTTCCTACATCAATATAAAAAATTCTCCTCTCTGGTGCGCGAGATAATCTGTAAATAACTAGACTATCCTCAATCATACGTAATTGATTGAGAGATTTAATTGCTTTATTTAAATATGATAAAACTATATTTTTATTTCTATCAATAAGTCCAGAATTGCAATATGCAATAGAGTCTTTTGCCATTTTAATTCCAGCAGACATATCTGTATTATTCAATCCAGTACCAGAAGTAAATGATTTTGGATTGTAGATAAAATATTCTTCTATATCTGGAAAAGTTTTATTTATATCTTCTTTTCTACTAGTTATTATATTATCTTTTTTTTCTTTTTTTTGATGCCTTACATATTTTATCTTTAAAGAATCTATATATCTTAATTCTTGTATCCCTAAGTGAGGATTTTTCATATCAATCATTTTATGGTAGTATAATCTACCATCAATGTACCAATTTCTGCATATTTCATGGCATTTTTTATCAAAATCTAATAAACGAAGTATATTTTTAAATTCTTCTCTTATTTTAGATTTTATACCATCACTAGCATTTAAATTTGATAATTCTATTTCAACTGGACTATCATTAGAATCTGATACTATCGCTTCATTTATAATATCTTCTATTGCACTATCAACTTCTGGATGTAGAGACATTTCTCTATATCTCTTTATTAAATCAAATTCAGTTTTATAGACTCCTTCTATATCTACGTATGATCCAAAAAAACCACTAGTAAGATAATGATCAACCCCGTCCTCATTATTTTGAGGAACAGGGGAGACAACGTTTTTGGATTTTTGTGTGGAAGAATCGTCAATAGAAAAACCAAATAATTTAGCCATGAATATATTTCCTATTTAATTATTACTATTTATTATCTAATAATAGAACCTGTTTGATCTTTATCGTCATTGTCACCACCTGCTTCCCAATATTGAACTTGGAATTCAACCGTATATTCTTCTATATTATCTCCAGTATCGTATGAAAGATCAATCTGAGATACGTTAGTTGGGAAAATGTCAAAGAATTTGTAAGTTCTTAATGGTTTAATACCATCTTCAGAACCATCGACTCCGTTGTTAGAGTTACTTTCAATACCTTTTCCAGCACCTCTACCCAATTGATAAACATAAGCATTCTTCATATATGAAGATGGATTTGTCGCACCTGAAGAATTATCTAACTTATTAATCCCATTCATCCACTGTTCAAATGCTGTTCTCAACAAAAAGTTTTCATCATTTATAATGGTTACAGTCCATGTGTCAAATGTTCTATCTCCAGCAACTTTTAAAATCCTCCCTCTAAAAGGAACATCAATTGGTGCTATATTTGAAGCAGGAAGTGCTGCTGCCTTGCACAAAAATCTGAAGTTTAATTGTGCTTCAGAATCCCATGTAGCACCTGCTGTAGTAGCTGCTTCTGGAAAATCTGGAATGTTTACTTCAAATAAATTAGGTCTTGCACCCCCTCCAGATAGATTTGATTTAAAATCTGAAATTGTTCTGAGAGTTGCCATTTTTTATTCCTCCTTTGGTTAATAGATTAAAAATAATTAAACAGTACCAGCAACTTCTTCAAAACTTATGCCAGTTCTAGTTGCCACAAAAGTGAGAGTTACATAATTAATTGATTTTGTTGGTTTCAGATAAATATCTGCCCTAAATTCATTATTGTCAATTATGTCTGGAGTATTATTAGAGGAATCACAAACGAGCAAGTAATCATATACACCTCTCTTTGATTTTACTTCTCTTAAATATGGTTCAACTATATTGATAAAGTTTGAACGAGTTATTTCGTCATTAAGCTCAAACAGTTGTGCCTTTGCAGCAGATTCTATTGCCTGCTCTACAGTTAAGAAAAGTCTTCTTACATTTATTCTGTCAAATGCTGAAGGATAACTTAAACCAGTTTTATCACCAAATAATAATGTGCCAACTCCACTTTGAGTAATTATTGGGTTAATTCTCTGACTGTAGAGCCTATCTCTTTGCACTTTAGAAGGATTGTACGCAAGTTTTACTGCATTATTGATTATTCCTCTTTGTTGACCAGCAGGTGAGAACCATGGATAGAAATTAATTCCTGTTCTGACCATTAATCCAGCAACATCTGGATTGCATGGTACATAAGTAAATTGAGAATTGAATCTATCATAAGTATACTTGTATCCAGAATCAAAAACTGCATAAGAAGAACTTGGTAATGAAGAGTAGAATGATATTATATTGTTAGTTTGTGTTTCAGATGAAGTTATATTGATAACATCATTTGAAAATGGTGATATTGTAGCAATACAATCTTTTCTACTTTCTGCTATACTTATGAGATATTTTGCTTTTGCTTGAGTTTCAACTTTAGTATTTAAACTTGGACCCATGATCAAGTGGTCTAAAGAAATTTCATCTTTATTTTCAAATTTTCTATATCCTGAAATTATGGAATCCAAACCTGCGGCATATCCACCGGATTGGTTATAGTTTTCTCCACCTTTAAGTTTAAAGTTTACAGAACCAATACAAGTGAAAGATTTATTTTGAGCATCTTGATTCCAGTCATCTGATATTGGAATAAATCCTGTAGAATTTATTGCAGATGGAGTTATATTCCAGAATAAATCTGGTTGTCTTGATAAATCTCTTCCCCCATATACTAATGTAGAATATCTTGATAGATATTCTTTCCACCATATTTTTAGTGGGGCATTTTGTGTAGACTCTGCATCAGAAGCTTTTGATAAGAATAAATGCTTTTCTAAAAGGTTTGATTTTATTCCACTAATCTTCCCACTATTATCAAACACTGCTATATGCATTGAGTCGCCAACACAACCCCTTTCTAATGCATAGTTTGTTGACACTGGCTTTGGTGCTATATTAGACCAGTATATCTCTTGATTATCTAATATAATTTTTTGATTTCTATACCAATCTTTTACAGATAGAATAGAATTTGATTCAGATTCTATAGAACCATTGATAGCAACTACATCAAAGTTTTCTGATGTAAATGAAGTAAGATCATCTAATTCCTTATAAGTAACTTTTGTTTCTACTCCACCAGAGTAAGATTTTGTTTTTATTTGTATGGAGTCTCCTGAGTTTATAGTTGATGCCGGACCTACATTAATATCTATATAATCCGATCCAATTCCAGTTATGGGTATATCTATTAAATTAGCAGAAGGTATTGAAATTATATTTAAAGATGTACTTAGACCAACTGGAACTGAATCCACATAAACTCTAGTACTAGATATTCCAACATCTAGAGTGATTATTTGAGTATTGGTCAAATTATATGATGTAGTATATCCAACTACAGTAGAGAGTATTTTAACTCCAACTTCTGTTTGTGTACCATTTGTAGTAATTCCCGTAACTATAGATTTCAAATGACCATTAAAAAATAATTGCTCCCCGGAATCAGAAGCATATGATGTTGATCTTTTGGAAATAATATGATTTCCAATCTCTATACCAAGAGTTGAAACTGATCCTGAAGAAATTGTTAATATCTGATCAGATTTATCATCAATGATAGAAACTACCATATCATTAGCCCATCTCCCAGGAGTTTGTGAAGCAAAACAAAATCCTGGTTCTGAGTCTTGATATGTATCTACATAATTTTCATAATTTTTTATTTTTAAATTAGTTGTATTCGCATATCCTACAGCAGCGTTAGCATTCTTTAAATCTGGATCATCTACTCTAACAACCTTTATAATTCCACTGTATGATAAAAATGAGGATGCTGATAACCAATATTTATTCTGACTATCTGTTGATATTGGTTTACCAAAAGTCTTTAGTAAATCATTTTCGTTTGTCACTTCAATAACTTGGTCTACTGGACCCAGTTCAAATGGTCCCGCAATAGCTCCAACATTATCTAAAACATTATCAACTCTACCTACAGTTAAGTCAACTTCTCTGACGAGTACGCCTGGAGATAATTGAGGAGTTGCCATTTCTTTCTCCGTAATAAGTCTCAGTTTAATCTAAGAAATATTTATGAAAAATCATATTTTAATTAATATAGTCCCACATATATGACATATCACCATATTCATCAGTAAACCATCTATCACCTTCTTTATCGACAAAAGTTCCGTCCTGAGTTAATCCATCCGATATAAATCCAAAAGGAGACATATCTTGCTCTATTTGATTTTTTTGCTCTTGATAAAGTCTTTTTCTTATATCCTGATCCGTAAGTTCTTTGAAATAATCTTCATTGATCATCCAAGAGTACATAACTAAACACATTACCAAATCATCATTTCTACCTTCTTCAGCCTCGAAAGAATTTCCTTTTTGTATAAAAGTTGTTAATTCGTTTATAATATCAAAATCTTCAAATACTAATTTACTTTCTTCAATTAGAGTTTTTAAATTTAAACATCCGACTTTTTTTATAGTTTTGGACATTTTTACTCCCAACTGAACTTTTTTTCCAGAAAATCCTTGGCCCAAAACTTGTCCAGCTCTTCCTCTCATGGAAGTCATGAGTAAATTTGAATACTCTAATTCATAAAATAATCCCGCAGCAACCTGATCACCAACATCATTAACCTCACATAAAACATGTGCTTTATTATATGATAAAGCAACATTTCTTATAATTTGTGGGAAAAATAGTGGTCTTATTTGATTATTTCTATACTTTGCAACAACTTTATGTGGAAATTGTGATACATCAAAAACAACAAATGCGGAGAAATCTTTTTCTACTCCTCTAGCAACATCGACAGTTACTGCATATGTATGATCATCTACAGGATCTTCATACACATCTAACCCAGCATTTGATGTTATTGGATTACTAAAGACTAATGAATTCAATTTTGGACCAGAAATCAGTGTATCTGCAGATCCTAAAAACTGGCACTCAAATTCTTGTCTCCATTGTGCTTCAGATGTGTTTGCAATAGTAGTCTTTTTGAAGTTTTCATCTCTACCAGGAACATCTGTCCAATGGACCTCTAATGGTACATATTCATTCTTCCCCTTTTGGGCATCACTCCATAGTCTATAGAAATGATTCATTCCAAATGGAGTTGAAACAACTATAACTTTAGATGAACTACCGGAAGTAATAGTTGGATATACCGAACTGAAGAAATTATCTGCTACCTGATTTGGTACGAAAGCAAATTCGTCTAGGAATATTATATTGTAAGTACCACCACGAACTGATGATGCAGAAGTTGATGATGCAAATATTTTGGATCCATTTTCTAATTCTAGAGAACCTTTATTCCATGATAATATACCCTGTTGCAACCATCTTGGTAGATTTTCATACCCAGTTTGTAATCTAGCAAGCAAATCTCTTGCAGTATTTGCTTTGTTTGCTAGAATAGCAACATTAACATTATCATTAAATATTGCATAGTGTAGTAGATATGAAACTACTGTGGTTGATTTTCCACTCTGTCTCGGTAACTTACATATATTAAATCTATTATCATGAAAACTTCGTAACATATTTTTTTGGAATGGGTACATAGTAAAAGGTTGTAACCCATGATCCAAAGTAACAATTTTTATGTAATTATTGGCAAAATATACTGGATCTCTGGAACAATTTATAAATTCCTCAATTTGGTTTCCACTAAATTCATGTTTTGTGTTTGCCTTTTTTAGTAACGGATTACCGAGGTAAAATTCTTCAGACATAATAGATTACCATTTTACTTTATTTGCCCAATAAGCTGCAGACATTTTTCCTTTTTTGATATTTTTTGCGTGTCTTGACTTAAATTTTTCACGTCTCTTGGCATATTCTTTTGACTCACCTTCTTTTTTAGGAGAACCTTTTACTCCAAGTTGACCAAACCTTATAATTTTTTCTTTACCACCCTCACATGCTTTTACTATGTGGGATTTTCCAGATTCTCCAGACCCATGTGCTTGTACTTTAGGTTGATTACATTTCATCTTATTTTTATCAACAGATTCATTTTTTACTCTTAAATCTGTATATAATTTTCCTTTACCATCAACTGATGGTATGAATGCACCATATGGTCCAGATTTTTTGTCTTTATCGTCAATAAATCCATCAATATTCGAATCACTGCGTTTAATAGATTTTTTTATTTTATTGAGAAGTTCCTTCTTAGATCTAGGAGGAACTTCTATTTCTTTTTTTCTTCCTTTATTTCAACCCCCTCACCAATTGTATTATTATTCATGAGATAATTTTTAGATTTTGAGTTTTGAACCTGTACGAGAGGTTGATTAGGATCAAGATCTGCAGTATTATATGTAACTACTCTTGATCCAGGATAAACTTTTTGGACTTCGGCAGTAACTTCTTTTCTATTTGGCATTCTAACTTGTGGGAAGAATAATCTCATAGAGTAATATTTTCCCCTCCAAGATATCACTACTGATATTATATTTCCATTTTGAGCTTGGAGGCGAACTGATTCACTGACATTTTTTTTCTTATACCCCTTTGCCTTTTTCACTCCCTTTTTAACTGGTACGCAATTTGGAACTTCTTTCCCATTCTTCATTTTCATACCAACTTGAGTATATCCTTTCCAACAAGGATTTTCTTCTTCAATAGAACCTGGCTTTATCAGATCTATAAACTCTGCATAAACATTTCCATCACAATCTCTTACAATATTACTTTCATTTTTAGACTCAACTTTTTTTAATTTGCTATAATAATTTGGAACTTCATCTAAATGTTGTAGGGCAGTTATTCTTGCATCTTTTCTATTTGATGTATGCTCTAATTCAACTTTAATGCCCATTTCCAATTGATTTTTTATAATATCTAAAGAAACTCCATGTTTTTGTGCTATTTCTTTAGGTGATTTATATGGTTGAACTGGACCTTTTGGGTCTTTTTCTTCACCCATTGGGCAGGACTCTTTATTATGCACTGGACAATATTTACCTTTTTTGGTATGATTACAAGATGATTCCTCCATCATCTTCTTAGATAAAGGTTTGCATACTTTATCTGTCTTGCACCAGTACATTCCCTTTCCACACTTTTCTTCACCAAGAATTTTTTCAACTAAAGAAACCTCCTCTTTATTAAATTTTGGGGGAAGACTAACCTTGGACACTTCTCTTTGCCTAAGTTTTTCTGCTTTGGGACCAAGAGCTTTTGCAGCTTCTGGTCCTAGTGCCTTTGCCCCAGTTCTTGGAGCAATTTGACTCCCTGTACTTGTTAAAATTTTAGTTCTAGGTATGCGATTACTTTTAGTATTTTCATCGATACTTTCATCGCTCTGAAGATATTCTGAAGCGGTATCAATGTAATCCGCAGCTTTAGTTATTTTAGATTGAACCCATGCTGGGAGTTGTTGATTTCCGGATTTAATTTGTTTCCTGAGATTTTTAATTGATCTCTCTATTGAATCTAATTCATTTCTAGCCATATATCCTTCATCATCTTTCTTTTTTCCTGAAGAAATTTCTTTATGATCTTCCCTAATCATGGTTATAATACTAGTCTTTATTTTATTTATTAAAAACCAAGATTTTTAGATCGAACATAATCTAAATCATATGAAGTATATGTTATTGGAATATCTTCTTTTCCATATGGATTTTTTGTTGGACTACAATATCTCCACTCATCACCCCATTTTTCATACATATATGAAAAATTTTCTTGATTAATTTGATCTAGTCTTTCTTTTAGTAATGGATCAGTTTTTGTTGTCTGACTTCCATGCTCATAATATTGATCTTTATTACCTAGTCCGTGGTAATAGTTACTTTCCAAAGACAAAATTTTCTTTATTGGTCTATGTATGAATCTCATAATATAATCTGCATCTTCACAATATGCTGGATATAAATTTTCATCAAAAAGACCAAATTTTGATATAACCCAGTCTTTAATCAAAAAAAGATCCCAACTGCCAACTCCAAAATCTCCAGGATTGCCATGAATTAACCCAATTTCATTATCTTGAGCATAATCATACATTTCTTTTAAAAGTCCTATCCCAAAAGAAACGTCATCATTTACTATAATCCAATAAGGACAGTTCATATAACATTTTATAATTAAATTCCATGCACCAGAAACACCTATATTTCTAGGCAGATTACAAACGGTAATTTTTTTTATAAATTTATGATTAATTTTCTTTATTTTTTCTAGGTCATCATCTAATTCACCTTTTCCATTATTATTAATAATCACAAATTCATCTACTGGATAATCAACACTCATAATTAATCTCATTACCCAGAATGAACTATTAACAACTGCTGTTCCAATAACAGGTATACTCATAGTAATCCCAACATATAGTGCTCAGATTTTTTAACTTTATCACTAATACATGTCATCTTGTTTAAAATTTCTTTATCCACCAAATCTGGGTGAACCCACCAATCTTCGTAAGATCTCCATTCATCTGGAGATATATTATTAACAACTCTCACGTACCCGTATGATTCTAAGTATTTTTTAGATTTTTCCTGGAATTGTTTTGTTTGATCACAATAATAATCATGTTCATAAGTAATTACAGCAAATTTAAATTGTTCAAATGGGATACTAAGAAGTATTTTATAAGTTACATCTGGAGGATCACAATCTAATTGTAGATAGTCTATTTCATTATAAAAACCAAATCCTTGCAAAAAGTTTTCATAATTTATTCTAGTAGCATCTTTTAATAAACAAAGGTTTTTTCTTTCTTTTGAAAATATTTCTACAAATTTTTCATCAATATCTAAAGAAACTCCATCCCATCCAAATTCAGTCTCTAGAAGTGCAGTGTTATTTCCATAAAATGGATTTGCTGATCCAATTTCTAGATATTTTCCTCTTTTTTTGCCATTCAACATAGAGAGGACGAACATATCCTGATAAGATTCAGAATAATTTCTTTCAATTGACTCTAAACCTGGGAATTTGAACTTATAAGAATCATACTTAGATTTATTATAATTTGTTAATTCTCTAGAGGTAGATGTAATCTTACAAAGATTTTCTATAGATTTCGATCTATATTCTTCATTAATATCTTTACTTTGTACTAACTCTATAAAAGTTTTTCTAGAATCGTCACATAGTCCACACCACCAACCAGATACTGCACGCATGAATTTTAGACTAAAAAATCCGGGATAATCTAATTTTGTCCTCAGATTTTCGGAATTTGGGTCTGATACATCTAATCCTATGCTTGATATAAGATAACACTCATGCCAATCAGATGTAAATTCGTAGAATCTACTCATATAAAAATATGCTTCAGGCCTTTTAGGGCATGTCGCTATAGCATGTTGTATTAATCCTTTTACAGTGAAGTTTCTAGATCCTTGTTTACTAAAGCATGTTGATGCACGCAGAAGACCCTCATATTTTAACAAATCATTATCTGTTCTTTCAGCAGACCTTAAATAATATGAAACTGCAGACGCTAACTGTCCAATATTATCATAATATAAGGCAAGGTCAAAATTTACTTCAGCATTATTTGGGTCAAAAACATATTTTTTTATTAATTCATTTATTTCAGTTTGCATAAAGAAATTCCTCTATTACTTTTTCTGGGGTTTTTAATAAGTATGCACAATTGTCTTGGAAACCAAAAGTTATTAAGAAATCGTTATTGTATTTTGCCATACCTATGCAAAATTCTACATGACCAGACATTATTGAAAAATCATTGGAATATTTTACCATATTCCAATTTTTATCCCATAAAATTAATCTATGTCTATAAATTGCATCTTTTCTACCCACTTCGCTATTAAATAAATCAACTTCATGAGTTATTGCGAGATAGTGATCATTCCAAGAAACTACCTGAGATCCTCCTCTAAGGTCTCTAGGGAGACTTATATGGTCTGTTAAAACCTCTGTAGTACATATATTAGTTATTGGATCTACTTTTACCAACTCAGTAGGATTAGACCACTTAATGTAATGATATGGAATATCTAAAACAGGCATCCAATTTTTTTCACAATATGAATCTGGATATTTTGGTGGGGGAATTCTTAATCTAGAAACTTCTTCTACTGAATTATCTGTAACAATTATTTCAGAAAGTTCCATTCTTCCCTGACCATTTGTTGTAGTATCCCTCCTTACACCAGATATATACAACTTTTCATCCCATTTAAAAATTCTAGCATCTTCTAGACCCACAAAATCCCACATAGGTTCGTATGTGTCAAATTTAGAAGTGTCTATCTTATTATATCTTACAACATTAAAATTGTTATCTAGTTCACAATAATAATTATCTGTCCTTAAGTACATATCATGCTCTGGATGAACATATGTCAGAGGACCATATTGATGCTGATATAATTTTTGTTCTGAATGATAAAATGTATAATTTACATGCCTAATATTTACTAAAATTTTTCCACCATCTATAAAAATAGATGGATTCATTATACCAGTACCTGATGTTATATTACCAGGAATTATTAGTGGATGTATGTCTCCACCACATTCTAAAGATCTTCTAGAAAGAGAATATAAAAATTCCATAATATAATTAAAATATTAATTTTCTTGATCTGCTTTTTCTTCTGAGTCTAAATCTTCCGAAATATTTTCAATACTTACTCCAATTCCAGTAAGATATTCATAAATTCCTTGTAATTTTATAGAAATTTCTTTTTTTATTGATAATTGATTATTTAATTCTTTAATTTCTTTGTATAGTTGTTCTTGCTGCTCTATAACAGACTTTAAATGCTTTTGTTGCTCAGTCATTTTGCAATACTTTAATCAATAATAACTCAACTATTTATTCATGTTAGAATCGGATTTAATTTGAGATTTTAAAAATTTAGATAATTCCGCTGTAGATCCAACAAATAATGCATTGGTTACATTAGTCTGGTTTGAGGTTTTACTCTTTTCCCCAGTTAAATCATTAAGTTTTTTTTGAACATCTAATAATTTTTCTGTTGCATCAGTAACGCTTTTAATCAGTTGCCCTGCAACTTCATATGCTCTAGGTTGTTCAGTTTCTTGTGCTAATTCTAAAACTCCATTTAATGCTTCTTGCCCCCTTTCTATTATAGAATATAAATTACCTCTAGTATAATTGTAATCTTTTTCAAGATCACTATTTTGTTTAGTTACATTCATGGTATCATTTTTTACTATTTGTGTTTCAACTTTCTCAATATTTTCCATATTATTCTCAGCATAATCAGTATCAAAAATAGAATTTAATTCTTCGAATTTATCTGCCATTTATCTAAAAATCTATACTGAATCCAAAATCATCACCAGGTTCTATCAATACATCATCTTCAATAGTAATTTTAAATATTTCTGATCCTAAAGTATGTAAAGTTGATTTTGTATTATATTGAGATCTTTCAACTACAATAGTATCATCTTCAGATGTATTAGGATTTAATTCAATTTTTTTAATTAACATAGTTTCATTGTCGATTGTTACATAAGAATTAATTTCTAAAGAATCAGCACTATTAACCTTAAACCTTGTAGTATTCTCTAATATGTCTTCTGCTATAATAGCACTAGCATTTCCAGTATAATTTTTAGTTGCTGTAGGTGTTATGGAATATACAAGTTCTCTATTTTTAGAACCAGGATCTCCAGATAAGTAACCAATCGAAACCTTTTTTATAATATCGTTTGAAATTCCCTTTGTGTTTATAGGTCCGAAAAGATATGCCTTTGCAGTAAATTTTAATGTATAAATTAATGCTCTTCTTGTAGAAAAATCCCCTTCATAATCATCTTGCATACTAATATTATTTAAAGTTATTGGAATATCTCTTTTTTCCCCTATTTCTTCTAATACTTCTATAGAAACTGTATAGGATGGTTGAAAATATGGTAAAATCTGCTCAATAATTTGAAGCATATCATCATTATTCTTGCACATAATAGACAATTCAAACTCAATATTATATGGAACTGGCATATATGTCTTTGTCACAACTTTAGAGTTCTCTAAAGATTTTGATCTAAAAGTTTGAGTTGTTGTTACTTTTCTGGAAGAGTCATATGTAAGACCTATTAATTCAAATGACATTCTAGGTAAGGTCATTTGAATTGGTCTATTTAAATCTGGAGATTGTTCTAGTCGTGCTAAAAATTTTTGAGTGGGTCCATATGATATTGGAACATCTATAATAGAAAAAGTATCTCCGGTAGAAGTTTTCTTCTTTATTTTTATATTATTAAATAAAGATCCGAAAGATATAACAGTTTTTCTTATAATTTCGTGGTAAAAATACTCAAACATTTTATTTGACCTTATTATGGATTACCAAATGGATTACTCTCACTAAAATCTACAATGTTATCAAATTCTTCTTGTATTTCACTATTATCTGCAAATCCATTACTAGTATCGTTACTATTTATTGATTTTATTTTATAAGATGCATTAGATTTATCTCCATAAACAACTTCAGATCCTAAAAATTCTCCACTCATTTGATATATTTGCATCTCTAAAGTACTTATATCCCATGATTTAACATATGCTGTAGAACCACTTATAGATCCAGTTATTTTTTCATTTTTTATAAATGATCCATTACCAATCAAAACTGGGTCGGATATTATTATTGTTGGTGCTTGTGTATAACCTATTCCAGAACTAACTATTCTTATATCTGAAACTGATCCATTTTCATCTATAATTGCTCTTGCTTTTACTTCACCCTCTACTGGTTGTGGAGATATTACGACATTTGGTTCAGATGCATACCCACTTCCGGGATTATTAACTGTTATTTTTTGTATAATTCCGTCCCCAATAGTTGCTATAGCATATGTTCCCGAACCAGTATTACTGATGAAAGAAACTAAAGGTGCTACTGTGTAACCATAACCAGCGTTAACTATTTCAACTCCCTGAACCCTTAGTAAACTGGAATCTGGTTCGCAAAAATCTACTATATTTGAAATCATAGTAGCAATTCCTACTGCAGTAAGTCCTCCGTATGGTGGAGTTGAAAATTTAACTTCTGGAGGTGTCTTATAACCACTACCTCTTCTTACAACTGTTACAGATTTAACTCCACCATTTACAATACTCGCAGTAGCAGTAGCAGTTGTCCCAGAACCAACTAATTTTAGCGTCTGGAAATAACCAACAGAATCTGATACATCATCTATTATATCTACACCAGTGTTTATAAATTCATCTTCATATCTGAATAATTCACATTTGAGTTCATATACGTAATTTTTCATTAGTTGATAAAATGGTTTTTCATGCTCAACATATTTTATTTCAAAGATTCTATCGCCCAAAGGAAAATATATTAAATCGCCTTCTTTTGGTCTATCTATCAGTTTTGAACCTTGGATATTTTTTAACAGAGGTGCTATGTAAACTTCATATCTTTCTTTTGATATTGTTAATGTTAACTCATCAATATCTTGAATACCAAATTTTGACATCAATGTTCCTTGTCCGCTATATCCTTCATAACTATTAACATATGCTTCAATAGGTACTGAAAAATTAAATTCCGATTGTATGACCTCTTTAATAACAGTATTTTCAGTTAAATATTGTCTCGGGATATAATATACATCTATCCCATACATTCTTATCTGTTCATTTATTAAATCCTGTACTAAATTTTGTTCTCCTGGAGAACCTTGTAGAAAAAATGGATTTAACATATTAACCTATCATGTCTAAAGGTGGTAATTCATAGTAAGAACTCATTTTATCCATCAAAACATCAATTTCTCTTTGGGCATCATCATATATTTGTCTACCGTTTAATTCTATACCACCGGGTAATTTAACTCCACTAAATTTTATTAAATTTTGTCCCCATTGTCTTTTTATTAGAGAAGTTAGATATTGTTTTAAAAAAGAATCATTCCAGACTTGTTCATTATCATTTGGATCTAATATTCTATAACAATCAATTACTAAATATTGACCAACAGATAAAGATCCCCAATCAATATCCAAATAAAGTCTATCTTGCCTTTGATTAAATCTTATTTGTTTTTGTGTAGTTAATAAGAAATTAATATCTTCAAGATATGATTTTGTCATAGCATATGTAAGCAACTCAGTAGAACCCCAAAAATAAATATCATTTAAAAATAATTGATATTTTATACTAAACATTCCGCTAGATATACTATTTGATCCTTCAAATTGAAAAACTTTGTTGATTCCTATAACATGAGATGGTACTTGTATATAATTTGAATTTTCTGTAAAATTAAATGTAGTTGGAATACCACTAATATCCGCTGTTGCCGAAGAAGTTTCTATTCCAACTTTACCCCTACCTCTATCAATATCATCTTTTGTTATTTCATATTTTAAAAATGTTGGATATACTCCATTAAAATGCCTTTCTTGAAAAAATTGGATGGCATCATCAACCAAGTCATCTATTTGTTCTTCGGCAACATTAATTTCTAATACTGGATAACCAAGTTTCCTTAAACAGTAATCTACCAATTCTTTTTTTGATGATGGTTTTGCCATTTTTTTAAAAAACCTTATGTGTTAGAACTATTTACAATCATTTTTAATAGAGATTTTATTTCATCAATATCATCTTTTAATTTTGTAATTTCTAAACTAACATCATCAATTTTTTTGTCTTTTTTCAACATAGATTCTCTTTTTTTCAAATAATTTTGATATTCATCAAAGTTATTATTGATAATTGCATTAGTACTTTCATCTCTAAATAATCCCACTCTATCTTTTACAGGTTTTAAATTTCTCATTAGATTGATCCCAATGCTATCGCTCTTAGATTTTTAATGATAGGTACAAAAGAACTGTTTGATGAAGTTCCAACTATTTTTATTCTATATGATTTAAATGATGTTAAATTATCTATTGTATATTCATGCTCAATATATTCTACTGGTAATGGATTAAATGTATTATGATCAGTTTTACTTATAAATTTATCAGTAGTTCCATTATTTTGGGAGAAATCTATTATAGATCCATCAGCATTTATGTTTGAATAACCTGGGAATAATGTAAATACCTGACTGTCTCCAATAGAATATAAAACTCTAACATTAGAATCTATGTTAATGTATGCATCAAATATTACTTTTAATCCTGATGCTGGAACTTCGAGATTTATTAAATTGGTTACATATTGGAAAAGATGAGGATCTTCATATAAAGTATTAACTCTATAATCATTAACATAATCTATAGTATTGTCACTAATTACATTAGATATTAATACAACATCTGTTTGTGATAAGTCTATTGCTGGACTTACTCTACTGTCAAGTGTAGTAAAGTAGGTATTTAATGAAATAGACTTATTAAATGAAACATCATCCAACCATTCAACTTGATTTATTGGAGAAGCAATTAATCTTGGAGTATCAAAATAGTTAATTGAAATATTTTCAATATTTTGTGCTCCAGCATCTACAAAAGAAACTTCATTTCCACCAATAGTTGTTCCAGTAACAGTATTTATTTCATACTTTATACTGGTGTTAGTTGGTGAAATTGCCTTAATATTTGGATTGACTGCGTTAAAAGGTATATTATAACTTGCTATGCAACTCTTACCACCAACTTCTTTAGTTTCATTAAATTTTAAATCTGTTCTTGTTCCAGTATCAATTTTTACATAGTAATGATTCACACCAATCTTATCTTTAATATTTGTATCAACATTAGATAAATCATGATCAGTATTTATTCTTCTTAAAGAAATTCCTCCAAGTTCGTATTTTCTAACAAGATCTTCATTAAAATGTTTAACTGGAGTTGTACTATCAACACCTCGTGTAATTCCAGTTAATGTAGTTGCAGTAACTCCAGTGTACTCTATAATCTCTTTATTAATAATCACATAACCTGGATTTAGTACAGAAACACCAAGATTTTCAAAGGTTTCAAAATCTGATGTATCCGAAACTGGTAATGCATCCGTAGAAGATGATAAGTAGTCGGATGTCAATTTAGATGAATTGATATCAGTCTCAACATTTTTAATTGTCACAAAATTGCTTTCAGAATACATTCCATGATTTCTATGAAATACTTTAATATGTACACCATCAGTTAATTTTTTCACTGGAGAATTAATATATATGGAAGTTCCATTTAAATCAACTACTTGATTGGAATTATTAACATATTGAATTTTATCAGTACCAGATTCTTTAAATTCACCTTGGACTTTATCTATGATTAATTGGTTGTATCCCTCTATTTCAGAGACTGATAGTATCATTCCAACACCTAGGTTATTATTACCAATAGAAACTGGTTCTAAAAGATCTCCTATAGAATAACCAGACCCTCCATTTGTAATTGTTGCAGAACTAGCAGAACCATTTTCTATAATAATGGTTGCCTTTGCATTCAATCCATCACTATTGATATTTTTTAAGTCAACATTTGTATAAGTATAAGTTCCTGATGATGGGGTAAATCCAATTCCAGCATTAATTACTTGTAGAGTACCAGTAGCACTTCCACCATATCCAACAAGAACACCTTGCGCCGTTGCAAATCCTACGGGAGATTGAATAATTCTAGTTCCAAAATCTATAGAACTTGTAACTGTAGAAGATAGTGATACTTTTACTTTTTGAGATTCAATAAGTAATGGATTTTCTCTCATTAATCCAAAAGTATCAGGTAAATTTTGGTTGAAAAATTGAGTAAATCCAGAAGATTTAAAGTCCGCTCTAAAAAGATTAAATGTTAGGTCTTCATATTGACTTGGAGTCCAAGTAGATGCATTCTGAGACTTAAATAGTGATCCTAATAATCTTTGAGTAGTAACTAGGATTTGATTTTGCTCATTTTCTAAAGTAGCTATATCTGGTTCACCTAACCTCGATATCCAAAGATTATATTCATTTGAGTTGGAAATAATAATTATTGCGTATTCTCTTTGCCCTTCGAGATAAACTGGTGATGGGAAAATAAATGATGTTGCTACTGATGCATCCTCGGATAAATTAACTTTATCTGGGGTAAGTTCTACTTCAGAGAATGCCAATATTTTTTGTGATGGTATTCCTAACTCAATTTCCCTAATCTGAACAGTAACAGGAAGAGATTCATCTTTTGTTCTAAAGTATATATCAACTTTAGTTACAAATATTCCAGTTTCATCATCAACAATGAATGATTGGGCGAGTGGATCTCTATATTCTCCAGTTAATCTTGTGTTTGAATTTGTAGATGATGAAACCGTTGTAGTAGAATCTATAATTGCTTCATCAGATAATGATTTAGTTTCAACAAAACTAGTATCAACTTCAACTCTTGCATTCCTTAGTGATAAAGTAGTTGCTTGAGATATATCTGAATCTCCTTGACTGTAGAAAGTTTCCTCAGCATAAGTAGTAACTACTCCCGGCACTTGACTATTTGTAGAACTACTGGTTAATCTGAATCTAGATCTTCCAGTCTCGAATCTTGGAGATTCTTCTATTCTATTGTTTGGTACTCTATAAGAACCTATTAAAGTTCCTACTCTGTCGGTAACTAGATCTACATTGGTAACTATAGCTTGTGCACCACTAGATTCCCCATAGATAACCATATCAACTCCAACATATCCAAAGAAATCTGAATTAACTTCTTCAGATAAAGAGAAAGTATCTATATTTAAAATTGTACTTGTTTGATTATATTCTGTTGACAAAACATTATCTCTATCAAATGGATTTCTATCATATACATCAGTTGGATTATTATATGGACCGTACTTATGATTTAAAGTCGCAACTCTAAATCTTCCAGAGATATCAAATGTTCCGCTAATACTGTAATTATTAATATATGCAGTCACCGATTCACCAACTTCAAAAGTTCCAGAAATCATTTCAATTTCTATCAATTTATTAAAACAGTAATCAGATACATTAACATTATCAAAGAATGGATATACCTTAGTGAAAGGTTTCATTCTTCTAGCAATAAATTCAATGTTTCTGGATCTCATATAATTTATGAGTTCCCTACTAACTATACGTTCACCTAAAGATTCTGTGTTTATTTCTTCATTTACGGTATATTGAGTACCTGATCTAGATTGATCTAAGCCAACGTTTAAAAATTCATTCGTAGTTGTAACAGTTGTAGTTGTAGTTCCAGAAGTCTCTGTTCCAACTGTAAATGTATTTGGGACTCCTCCTGAAGGAACTTCCCCTACAAACTGGGCAAACTCTGCATCATTACCTTGTCTAGAACCTGTGTTAGTAAAATTTGATGTTGATGATGATGAATTTACTTCTGTTCTAACATTTACATCAATTCCAGTCGTTTCCCAAGAATCCCAAATTACTGGACTTACGCCAGTCCTGGATCCATCATTATTATCAGTTATTTCTGCTTGTAAAGATTCTGCTACACCTGTGAAAGAACCTTCCATCACAACATTATTTGGTTCAATTATTGTAGTGTCTATCCAAACATCTACAGTAGGGTTCAATTCTATAGAACCTTCATATAAGGTGACAAAATAAGGGGTTACGTTTTCAGTTCTAGTTGCAAATGGTTGTCTTAACCAAGACACTTCAGTATAATCTAATGTAATTATATCTCCAGAACGTTTTATATTTGATCCAATAATACTTTCGTATCTATAGTCCGAATCCGACACAGAAAGTGGATTGTTTAGTACATCGTTACTCGCAATTTGTAACTTTATATCTGTTGTATAGTGTGATGGTCTTAATAGTCCTCTTTTAACATCAATACTATTTTTAATACCAATAGGGAATTGTGTTAATAAAGATGTGAAATTATCTACAAAAAAACCAGATTTAAATCTATTAAGTCCTGTTCCATCATCAACAAATAATGTTTCAGTTTTTGTCTCTAATAGAGATAGAGAAGTTGTTCGTTCTAGTCTATTAAGTCTACTTTCAATTTTTGCGATATCTTTCATCTGATATCTTTTATAACTTACAAAATCAATTATTGCGTCTTTAGTTGAGTACAAATATGGAGGCAAATATATATTAGCAATATTCATTGATCCAGATAAGACATCTGGTAATTTTGGATCATCAGATGCTACTCCATTTTTAACTGAAAATGTGCCATCCCTATTTAAATATATTCTATCATATCTAGGAAGATAGTATGAATAACCCAATGTTAATGGATCAGAGTTAGATATTATATGTTTTGAACTATGATTTGATCCAGAAAAATCTCTACCATCAAATTCAAAAGGTGATCTTGACCCAACAGATACCGAATAATCTTTTACTCTAGGTCTTAAATCTATTATATCAGTTACTCTTATAGATTTTATTGTTGGTATTTCATTTGCGTAATCAAATGAATTATAGGATTCTTTAGTTGTTATGTCACCAGAATCAGATCCATCATAGTATCCCCTCATATAATAAACTTTCAATTTTTTAGATGATGGAGAAGTGGAAGGATTTCTAATTAATTTTGAATAATCATAATAAGATGGTTTTTGTCCATTGTATAAAGAATATTTTGAGGTTACATTTACACTAATTTCAGTTACTGACCCAATATTTGCAGAAACATTAGATCTTTCAAAATCTATTATTTCACCCAAAGAAAATCTATTTTCATTCAAATATATAAACCCTATAGAAGTATCACTCTTCTTTTCTATAAATATTCCTCTTGCTTTACTAAATCTACCTTGGAAATATTCTCCTATAATCAAGTCATTAGTTGTTGAAGTTGCTCCTGTCATAGATGATAAAGATGTTACAGGAGGCTCAGGATCATTTACATTTTTTGATTCGAATATGCCGTATATTAGATTAATATCTGGTTTATTAAGACATATTTGCGAATCTTGAGTTCTTGTCCCATAAGGATAATCACCATATATTAATCCATCTTCCAATGTCGTTGAGCCTATTCCAGATGAAGGATTATTTGATTTATTAATTATTAAAGATTCAACTATAACTTTATTTTTTGTTTTTGATGTTAAATTAGATTTTCTAATAGTTGTTATTAAGCGAGAACCAGTATCATTAGAACCTAAATTATCTATTCTTAATTTTGTAGATCCGTCAATAAATGTAAATTTATCATCAGTTAAATTTTCTAATTGACCATTACTTCTAATTAATGTATATCTTTCTTCATCAAATGGTAGAAAAATTTCATCAACCCCAGCAGATATAACTCCAGTAGAATTTGAAGTTATATCCACAGAAAATTCCTTTCTTATTGTTATTTGTGATTCTGTTAAATCAATTTCACTAATATTTGCTTTTGGAAGAGCACTAAATAAACCGTTATTATCTGAAGGATTTCCTGTATATTCGGTTTCGGATAACTTGGTTTCTAATATATTAAAATCACTAACGGTTATCTGTGAAGGAGGTAATATACCATAGTTTACACCGGAGATACTTTGTATTTCTATTAATTCTATTTCTTTTGATGTGGTGTTTACTGATGTTACTTTCGAATATGTTATTGTACTTATTCCTGGAGATGAAAAACTTACTATATCACCAGATTTTACTTTATTTGATATATTTTCTGTAACCGTTGCAGTAGATGCTGTCCCAACTTTTGGTGATATTGTTGCAGAACCTATTTTTACTTTTATCTTTTGTACTGTATCACAATTAAATTTCTTACTTCCAGATGATGAATATATTGACTTTACATCTGATATGCCATAGTTTTTAACATCACTTATAACTCTTTTTGATTCGCTATCTGAAACATCACCTTCAAATAATATTACTTCTTTATCCGAAAATTTACCATTTACTTGATAAACAGTAATAGTTGATGACGAACTAACATTAGATTTTAAGTGACCAGTTGCTCCGGTTTGTTGTCCTGTTACATACACTGGTGTATTAAGTGTTACTGGAGAATTCAGTGTAATTACACTATACATTTGTATATCAAATACACTTAAATTCCATAAATTAGTATTTAAATTATTTGGAGAATATGACCCATTTTCTAGGTAGAAATCATATGCTCTAGCTACACCAATTTCATTCCCAGATGCAACGGATTGATCTGAACCAGTTCTAGAATCTCTTAGTGATAGGATTGACGAAGTGTTAAATCCAAATTCTGGAGATCCATAAACCCTATTTACATTAAATTGTGGTCCAAAATCAAAATTTATTGCCTGATAATCTATTTTTTTAGTTGTTCTTGGTTTTAATACATCTAAAAATACTGGAGAAAATGTTTCTACTTCATAACCCTTAACATATGCTTTACCAGCAGAAATTTTATATAAAGCTAATTCTGGTTTGGGTGTTGAACCGGATTGAGTTTTTTCATTTTTTGAATGTATACCACCATTTCCAAACCCACTATTTAAACTCTCCTTTAACGAAACATTAAAAGATTTCACATAGTAATCTCCAGACTCATCATTAGTTCTTCTAGCAAACTCATCCATTATAAAAGAATATTCTGTTTTAGATTTTTTATCCCTTATAACACCATCTTTTATTGTAGTTAAAAGAATAAAATTCTTATCTTCAAAATCATCAATATCTTTTTTTGCTAACTGTGTGGAGATTTTGAGTCTATCTGCCCCAGGAGCGGAAAAATTATTAAATCCTCTAGCATTATCTGTCAGAGATTCATCTTCATAGTAATTAACTATTGATTCTTCAACTAATAATCCAACTCTACAACTAGGAGTATTACTATATTGACTCAATACTACTATATCATCATATACTTTTACGAAATGTCCTCTAATATAATAAATTCCTTCTGTTATACCAAACCCAGATCCTATAGAATTGCAATTTAAATTTATAGTTGAAAAAATACCTTCTCCTGGAGATATGAAAACATTGGAAGAAATCTCTACGGATTTTGTAGTTTCAATTATTTCATTGTCAATAAATTGTGATTTAGATCCATCTGTTGAAGAATTTATATAGTCAATATAAATTGTTATATTATTTCTTTCAGATTCGTTTGCATTCAATATTTTTATTATTTTTGCAGTAACACCAGAAGATCTACCTTTTACGACTAGACCAATCAGTTTATCTGTATATGAACTTACTGGTATGCCACCAAAAAAAGAATTAATCTCTATACAATTAAAATTTTTAATGTATGTTGTTTGACCGGGTATTACTACAGAACCTTCCTTAAAAATGTGGTCGCCAAAGTTTTCGATTTGGTTTTGCAAAATGGACTGAATATTATTCAGTTCCCTTGCTTGTACAGGATATGAGGGTTTGAATAAAACCCTATAAAAATTTTTATCGGAATCAAAGTCATCATAATATGGTGATACATTGAGATTTGTTTCTTGAGGCATGATGTTTAAAATTGAAGTATAACTTTAATAAGTTCTTTCTGATTTAAAGACCTAGTTATTGGAGGTCTATTGTCAACATACACTATATTTCCAGAATATTTTTTAACTTCTGGATTCGCAATTCCATTATTAAAAACCTGGCCTAAATTATATGTTTTATTATTTATTTGAAGAGATGACCCATCAAATGAGTTATCTATTTGCAAAGTCACGGTGCCATTATTTCCAACAATATTTAAAGATCCTCCTGCATTGGGGTTTGATGTAAATTGGATAGGATTGAATCCATAATCCGGTGTTGTATCTAATGTATCATCATAGTTTATACCATAAAGATGTCTATCCTGCCAATACTTTAATACTCCAGTTAGCTTATTGTAAGATATAACTCTACCTACCGCAGTAGAACCAGTCCCAACTGTTTGATAAATTAAACTATTTTGGTCAAATGAAACAATATTATATTCAGTTCCTTTAAGTTTTAGAGCACCAACTGCACTTGATTTGTCTAAATCCAATAAATCTGTAGAATCATATGCCTGAGGATTTTCAATTATTCCTATTCTTGAAACTTTATTTTCTAAAATAAAATCCGGATTTTCTAAATCATTTTCAATATTAGAAAATATCATAACATTATAAGCACCTAGATCTTTGTATATATCAAATCCATGTCCGTCTTTTGGTGGAATTATTACTTTAAATTTTGGTGCAATATTTATTGGAAATCCTGCAGATTTATAATCTAATATTCCATAAGTATACCCAGATCCTCCATTAGTTACTACAACGCTATCAACTCTAGAGTCATTTCCAATAATTATTGAAGCTTCTCCATTTATACCATCACCCTTTATAGGAATATTTGTATAAATTGAATTAGCAGTTCCTAAACCAACTCCCCTATTTTCTATTAAAATAACTTTTAATTGTCCCGATGTTTGAGCATTTGTTCTTACTGCAGAGGTATCAATATTAGTCTCCCATGAATCTGGTATTGGTATATAATCTTTAGAATCAAATTTTACGATATCACTTGGTTTTATTGTAAAGAGATATTTCCATATGTATCCATCTCCACTTAACCCAGCAGATTTTGGTTCTAAATCAGTAAATCTAGGTTGATCTAAAGATGGTCTCCCCTCGGGGTGTTCTGGGTCTGTTCCATTATTTAAACACATATAAACTCTATAATCTTCATTTAACACATAAAAATTTGATGCGTATAAATTAGTTGCTTTTGAATAATTTGAAACGTTTGTTCTACTAATATCATGTCTATACATGTCATACACAGTTTCTTCAGACCATGTAATTTTTCTAATTACATGTCTAACATCAGATGCTGTTATTTTTTTTAATGATATGATAGTCTCCCAGAATTTATTTTGTTCATCCAGGTTGTCTTTTGGGGATGGTGGAGTAACATTCCAATTACTATCATAATCATATGGATTAGTTAATCCAATAAATGAATAAAAAGAATTATTGGCATCTTTTAATGCACTAACAAAATTCTTTGAATTTAATATTCTTAGTTGATCTGTTATTATTGCCGCCATTTTTATTTTTTAATTATTTATTATAGAATTTATACGCCAATGAATTTTTTCTCCATAAAGTAGGATTATTATTTAAGTTTGAAAAATTGTTATCAAAACCAACATCAAAATTCTTTGGACTTGTCCTCTTAGTTGCGATAATTCTTCCCCAACTATAATCACCAATATAAGTTGAACTCAAAGTACTTATATCAGATATTAATCCATTGTAATCACTAACACTTACCAAAACTTCCAAATTATTAAATTCGTTTATTGTAAGTTCCGCACCATCATCTATTGTTAAAGAAATAGAATCTGCTACTTGTGTTGGAGAATCAAATTCTGATATATCTATCACCGTTGTATCAGAATTAATAATATTATCTATATTAAAAGTATCTATTACTTTATAAACATTATCTAAATATGAACTTCCAACAGAAACAGTATTTCCATTTTTATCGAGAGAGGTAACACCAGATCCAATATTAGAATTGAATACTTTAAAATAATAATTTTTCTTCAATTGAGATGTATTAACAACATCATAAGAGTAAAGATCGTCTTTTAGCAAAGAATCTGAAGATATTTGTAGTTGGAATATTATTCCTTTATTTGCTTCAGAAACACTTGTTGTAGATATACCAACAATAGTTCCATAATCTCCTTGATAAAAAACATCATCTATAGTTTCCACAAGAGATTGTGGTGGTTGTATTGTTACTGATGGTATACTTGAGAATTCAATTGGGGAACTTATTATGTCAATAGATGTGAGTTTTCCTAAAATGTTTATATTTGATTTTAATACAGGTCTAAAAGATGCTGCAATACCAACTGGAATATCTACAAATAACTCTGGTGGAGATGAATATGCATATCCCTGATTTGTTATAATAAATGATGTCAAAATTCCAGAAGCATTCAGTACAGCAGTAGCAGATGCTTGTGTTGGTTGAACATTAGAAACTATCTGAATTGATCTACTCTTTTCATTTGAAATATTTTCTTTTTTGTTGTAGAAAAATGGTAATAATGAATCCACAAATATATGTGTTGATCCAACACCAACTCCAGAAATAATTTTTGTTGATGGGTGTATGTTGGGTTCATAAATTGCCCTGTCTTTTGTTATATAACCATCACTAGAAACAATATCATCACGCTGTTTACACCATATGATAGGTCTTTCAATATTAAAGTCTGAACTTATTCCAGGTCCTGAGTATGGGTTAGTGATTATAGAATCTATAGATTTTATATCTTTAACATTCCTGAAATCTTGATTATAAAATATATCAGAACTTTCTAATCTGACATTATCTCCTATTTCTATAGATTCTGTTATATCTTTAAATACAACATCAACTCCAGGAGTTCCTTTGTAAAATACTATTTCACATCGATCACCTTTCTTAGGAGGTTCAGAGAATGTTATGAAACTTCCTCCCTCAAAAGTGTATCCAATATCCGGTCTTTGTAAAATATTATTAATGAATACAAGTAAAGTCATTTTAAGATCAATACTAGATCCCATTTTCGTTGTAATAGGATATATTTCACTATCGATAGATAGAGGGAAAGTTTTTCTCTGAGAATTAAATAGATTTTCTATGTTATCCAAGGGGGTAAATTCACCCATGGTCCACCCAGAGAACTTATCATTATAAACTTTTTCTATTTCTATAGTAAATTCATTAAAATTAGATTGATCTGTAGGTATTCCATAACCATCATCAATAGGAATTGTTAAAATTTCAAGATTATCGTATGAATATCCATAATTTTTAATATTGAAGGATTGTATGGATCCATCTTGACTAACAATTAAGTCTACAGTGGCTTCAGTACCAACTCCAATATTAGGAGATGATGAACTATAAATTAGAGGAATGTTTGAATATGGTAGGGGGTCATCAATTAATACTTTTGGAGGATTGTTTGGATCCAAATTTGAAACAGGATTATTAATTGTTACTGAATCAATCTTACCATCTACTATGTTTGCAAATCCAACTGTAATTGTTTTATATTTTTCAGTACTTGATGATGATATTATTTTTACGTTTACTAAAGGTTGGATATTTTCTCTATAACCAGATCCATAAGATTCTACAGATACTCCCTGCAATACTCCTGGCAGATTTATAATTGCTGTACCACCAGCACAAACTAATGGTCGATATCCAGATCCTTCAAAACTTTTTACAGATTGTATTACTCCACCTACTGGTAAACTAAATGAATTTATATCATATGTTTGAGAATTTTTAGAACCAGTAAAATAAATTGTACCTATTCCGGATTCTCCAAAGTAGTAAGAACCCTCTATATCGGGAGTTCCAAGTCTTCTTGGAAGTTGATAAACATCTTTTATTAGAATTATTCCACCATTAAACTCATTAATATCACTAATATTTTTTTCATCAGATTTTAATAAGTAATCAGTTTGTATATTTTTAAATTCGGATGAAATATCATCAAAAACATAATTATTAGCATATGTTGTACTTGATGAACCAATAATTCCAGACCTAAGGAATACTCTACCATAAAATGATGAACTCGTTTGTATTTCACTAAAATCAACTTCATCCGGATCATTAGTTTCTACTGGAACATCTTTAATAATATCCCCAACAAAAGTTAAAATATTTCTGTGAATATTATAATTTCCACTATATTTTCTTACTTCGGAATTAGAAGAATGAGTTTGAATTCCAGTATTCATCCAATTACGTCTTACGCGACATAAATATAGATCTGTTCCAATACCTACATCATCTATCAATAAAAACTCATCATCTATTTTTACTAAGTCTCCAGTAAATATAGATCCTATTCCAGTAAATTTTATCAGTGTTTGAGTATCATTCACATCCCCATCACAATAAGTAAAATACTTTGTTTTTGACAATGGAGATTGTATTACATTATCTATTGTTATTAAACACTTTTCATTTTGTTTTGTTGCTAAAAGAGTGTGTGTTGAACCGATACCAACAGAACTTATTGGTAATATATTTGGTATTGGTTTTAGTGCATCTTCTGCAGATGCTGCCAACCTTATTTGAGATTTGTTAAGTTTTACTGCATATACTTCTGATGGCAATATATCAGTTACTCCTATTCCGGGTATATTTGTTGGATTTATTTTTATTGGGATATTTCCATTTTCATAATAATACTTCAGTTTTTCTCCTGTTGAAAAATTATGATCGTATGAATATATTGAACTATTTGCTATACTTACTATTCTTGGATCGCTAGCATCAAATGTTCTTCTAAAAATTGGTTGGAAATTATTATAAAGTTCAAAACTCCTATTTAAAGTTACACTATATCCACCATAGAAGATATTTGATCCACTGATTGAAATATTTCCTAAATTGATTTCTTCTACGCTTGAATTAGTATTTGGTTCACCTAAAGATATTACAAATGATCTACATTCTAGATCATCTAATACAATTGGAGTAAAAATTATAGATGTTATGTCACCAGAAACTTGTGCACTAAAGTAACCTAATCTTTCTTTAAATACTGATCCATATTCTGTAATATTAACATCATCATTTTTAGTATCCGTTAATACAACTAATTCAGATACTTGATGATTATTATTAGATTTATTTTCTATCGTAACTATTAAATAAGCAGAAAATTCCGTGGTATTTGTATATTGCGCAATTACGGTATTTTCTGTAGTTGATATTGGAATATCAGTATAGTAAGAATTTAATTTTCCAGTATTAATTTGAGTAGATCCTGTAGAAACACTATTATGATTTGAAAATATAATGCATGATGTATCAACATCAACATCAAATGGAATTGAAGAATCTGGAATGAAATTAATTTTTATATTATCATCAGAAGAATCATAATAAGCAGAATATGTTCCCAATCCAATGGGATAATCATTTCCAGTTACTATTTTTCCATAATCTAATAAGTTTATTGTTATTGGGTCGGTAGGAGATGAACTTATATAATCATTAACGACAAATGTTAATTCATTTATTTGTAAGAAATTATTATCTTCACTACTTATACCAACCAAAAGTTTTCCAGACCTTATAGTATTTTTTTCTATAGAAATAACATTAGAAGACTGAGTGCTTCCAATACCAATATTACTGTGGAATCCCTGCATATTAACAATAGATCCCAAAGACAAAGTGCTTATTCCACTAATTGTATTAATGTCAAATGAAACTACTGTTGTACTAAAGTCTATCGGAGAATAATTAATATTATCTTTTGGTTCAAATTTTAGAGTTGCATTGTTATAATTTATATCTAAAGAATAATTTCCTATAATATCCTCGTATGTCGATAAAGTTGCATATTCATTTACAAAAGAATTAGTTTTATCATGTGCAGCAGATAATAAAGAAATTTGCTTTATATCCTCATCAGAATTTAATTGTGTAAAAACTATATACTTTTTGTATTTCTTATCATTAACATTAAATTCATCTAAGAATGATACCTGAACATTACTGCCAACTACTTGAGATGAATCATCTGGTATTTGTATTTCAATAACTCTATTGCCTATAGACTCAAAATGATCTCTCAAAATTCTAGAATTAAAAACTATTTCATTAGAAACATACTGACCCGATAAGTCATATGAAATCTCTTTAGATAGGTCAAAATCTGGATAGCACTCCAAGTCAATAGTACTAGTTAATTCTGATATTCCTTCAAAATAACCTTTATTTTGATCTGTACATATACCAGAAACCAAATTACAATCTGCTTTGACAATAGTAGGTTCAGATTCAATATTTAATTCGGAAAAATCTTTAAATCCTGCAGGATGTATTAATGAGTTTACTGGATCATTCCAAGTATCATATGAAATTTTTGAATTTATAGCGTATGAAAAGTATTGATAGTAAAAGTTATCATGCAATCTTTGTAATCCATTATTCAAAAATCCCTTTTCATCTATCCAATTATTATTAACAATTGAATAAGAATCTAATATAAATTCTGATTTCTGTATATTATTATTAATAACATTTGATATATTACCAGAAGAATTTCCGTAAATTTTTATATTATTAGATATTACATTATTTGAAACTACTTTTAAGGTTCTATTAACTTTATTCCAACTTATGACTTTTGCCAAATAAATTGAATTATCATCAAATATTTTTTCACCAGTTTTAAAGTCTGGGTAGTTTATTTCTACAATAAACTTTGGAAAATCTTTGTAGTTTACAACCTTTCCAAATGATAACTGTGGTAGAAATTCTCCAACAATATCAAATTCATCTAAGTATGAACTTAAACTATATGAAATAGTTGGTAAAAATCCACCTATATTTGGATCAATTTCAGTTATAGTAAATAGATTGTATTGATAATCTGAACTATTAAAACTATTATTACCATCATTAATAATATTTTCAACGTAAATTTGATCATTTACTTGAAATGGAAAATCTAAAATATCACTGTAAGATTTGCTTAATTGTAATTTAACTGTTTGTGTTTTATTATCGTAGGTTGCTGAAGAGATTCCCACACCATTTTCATTATTTACAGGAATTAATATTGGTCTAGATCCTTTTAGTGATTGTGTATTTGAAACTATATCGACAACTTTTTTTATAGGATCGTATTTTAGTTTTATTGTGGGATTTAAAGTATTATCATAATTATCAATTACAATTAGATCATGTGGTATCGTATATCCAGATCCTATATTTTCAACTTTTACAGACCCTATTTCATACAATGGTCGTATGTCTAGTGTTTGTGGGAAAATGCAAGTTGGTCTAAATGTAATATCTGAAGGATATTCAAAACCATAATTTATTATTTTTATATTATTAATTTTTCCAATGTTATTTGTTAATGGCAACAAAAAGGCACCATAACCAGTAGTTGTTCTTATAGAACTAATTATTGGAATTTTATAATAGTACTTTTTAAATGAATTTAGTAAGAACCCTGATATACTTCCTTTGGATGTTCTAGAGTTTGTTGTATAACTTATTTTAGAGTTAATTTTTAAATATTGATTTTCTTCTGGTATTATTGTTAATGGCAAACTAAATGTTTTATCAGTTACATTAGAAACTAAGTAGTTTCCATTGTAAAGACTATTTTTTAATACTATTGTACTTCCATCTGATATGTTATCGTAATCTATAATATATTCTTTTTTTGAGACGGACAATAAATCATTATTTACGGTAGATAAACTATAAAATAAATTTTTAGGTGTATTTTCATTTATGGACAATTCTACCCTAGCATCAGAAGTAATTCCAACTTCTCCATACTTTTTAACTGAAAATTGATTTGAATCTTTAGAAGATAAAAACTCTATATTATTCTCTAAATCTGAGAATAATTTAAATTCAAATGCACTTATGATTGTTCCAAAATAATTGCTTGAAAGTGAAGTATCTGATAAATCAAATACTACTTTAGAATTCTTATAAATTTCTAATTTTGGATTTATTTTTCCAATATAACCACTAAATGTGGAAATGAAATCTATTGGAGTTTTAGTAGTTGAAATAGATTCATTATACTTTTCAGATAAAGATATCTTATCTTTATCTACAGAAATTACATAATATATTGAATCAGAACTTGTTCCTTTTATTGGAACATTAGTTTTACAAATAACTTTATCGCCAGTAATAAAATTATGATCTGTTATGTTAATTGTATTGGTTGTTATATTCACATCTCCAGTATTAAATGTTACTGGATTTAAAATTAATCTTCTGTTTGAATCATTATATACAACTTTATTGGTTGTGCTACCAGTAGAAATTACATTGAGATTTATTTTATCCCCAACACTTAATTCATGATTTTCTTCTGTAGTTACTTTTAATTCACTTTTTGATAATGATATAGTTAATATATCATCAAATGATGTTGTAAATTTGTGATTATTTCCTGTCCCAACAGTAGAAAAATAAACAGTATCTGCAATAGATGAGGGATTTTCAAGTGCTATATAAGTTCCTCCGGAACCCACAGAGAGTTTTACTGTAGATAAACCAATAAAATTATCAGTCAATTTTACTGCATATAATATATCATTATCATTAAGATCAAAAGAATTAGTTCCATCTATAGAAATAGAAATTGGATCACCACTACCATTAGGACTATAAATTAGTTTATCCCCAGTTTCAAGAGTATGATTTTTTAAGTATATTGTTTTTGTGGGAACAAATATTTGTGTAGTTCCAACAGAAACATTTGGTAAATTTAATGTATTTCCAATACCAACTCCAGAAACTAATCCAGTAGAGACACTTTCTTCGGGATTAAAATATATGTTATAGTTTAACCTGGTTGGTGTAGTATAATCTATACCGAAATCAACGGTAAATTTTCTTGGAATTTCCTCTATTACGGAAGAAATTGTGTGAGAAACTCCAACAGTTCCATCATATGATCTTTGTATTTTTAGTATAGATTTATTCCTATCAATATCTAATACTTTAATCTTTTCTATACCTATTTTTAAAATATCATCTACTGATAAATTGGGGAAAGATAAATCTCCAGCAACTTTAATATATGCAATATCACCAGTAACAAGTGATGTTTGTAAATTAGATTGGAGAATGAGTATGGAAGATTTTGTATTAACTGGAAAAATTGTTTTATTCCCTATAGAATTTTTTAACTCTTCCGATAGTCCAACAAAATTGAAATTTTTGTTGTATCCTAATTCTATAGGAACAGATGAAAATCCTACAAAACTCTTTCTAGTTAAAGGATATAACTGTATATTATCAAAAGTTGTATTAATATACAGTATATTATTTACTTCTTTACCAGTTATTGAATTTATTTCAATACTTTCTACTGGATCTTTATCATTTTCTATTGATATTAATATTTTATCTCCACACTTATAGTTTTCTCCAGCATCTAGAATATTAAAATCAATAATCTCACCAAAATCTGATGAATTTACAATTCCCAACTGCTCATTCACAGATTTTCGTGGATCTTTAATATAGTCATAGAAAGTATTATTCTTGAAAAATCCATAATTTTTTGTATTTTTTATTAAATTATTCGATATTGGATCAAAAACTGATTGATCGGATTCATAATCAAAATTAAATTGGTCCGGAGTATTTTTATAACTTTCTCCTATGATGTAAGGGAATACTGGTTTTTTAAATTTATTAAATTGTGATTGGGAGTTGCTTTCTGGTGTTTCATTAATTGTCATGAAATATGCATATACTCCATTAGGATATTCTGGAGTAACACAAAATCTTCCATTATGTTGATCTAAATCACCATCTCCATTATAATAATAATCACTAATAAAAAATCCACCAGGAAATCCTGAAGGTCTATTATTTTCATAGACACTTACTTGCTTATATCCAGACTTTAACGATTTTATGCCACCAGTTCCATCAGGATTTTTAAATCCATAAGGTCCATATATTGGATTACCATCGTATGCATAACCTAGTATTGGAGAGTGTCTATCCGAATCTATTTCAATTCCATCAGAATTTAGTGATAAATCTTCCTTATAATTTAATTTTCCTGCAATGAATTTTTTAGCGAAAGATATTTTTCTTAATTCTCTTGGGGAATATAGGTAATTGTATTGAAGTCCATATCTACCGCTTTTTATATAACCATCATCACTTACAATCAAACCTTGATATATTAGTCTTTCAACTTCATTTATTCTCCATTCTTGCACTTTTGCTTTAAATGAAGATCCACTTCCATTTGGTTTTACAACTATATAAGTTTTATTTTTACTGTAACCAATGCCAGTATTGTTGACTACAACAGAATCTATTCTTCCATTTTTTACTTTAGGAGTAAGAATACAACCAACTCCGTCTCCAATAACAATTAAATCTGGTGGAGAATAATAATTTTGTCCAGAATTTTTTATCAATACATTTTGAATTTTTCCATCCAGTATAAGTGGTTCTAAATCTGCATCAGAACCTGCAATTACCTCGATGGATGGTTGTCTGTTGTAATTAATTATGTCATTTACTCCGTATAGATTTCCTCCATTAGAGATAAAGATGTTTTTGATTTCACCCCTAAAAATAGGTTGGAGTTCTGGTTTTCTCGTTGTTGAAGAAATTCCGGTTATTTCAATTTCTATTGGCTCATAATCAAATCGGTGATTTCCAGAACCTTTTGAGGTTATTTCGATATATTCTTTTAAATTGTAATAATATTCTTTACCTAAAGTAGTATTTCCAATACTAACTAATCTAAAGTTATCATCATCCAAAACTTTGACATAATATTTTTCACCACTAGTCAATCCTCCTATAGAAGATCCTCCAGGCGTAAAAATAACTATTTCTTTGTCCTTATAATTGTGATTTTTAGCATAAAAACTATTATTTGCAACGTTAACATTTTCAAAGTTAACTAATATTCTTTTTGATTTATATCCACTTCCTTTATTTGTTATTGTTATAGATCCTATAGTATTTTTATTAGAAAAAGATTTTATTCTATGGAGACCCTGACCATAAGATGTTATTCCAACAACATTAGTTTTTAACAAACTATCGGAATAAGTATTATGTAATTTTATTGAATAATAATCTATTACGGATACATAATAAATTTTGTCTGTTGTTAGTCCTACTATTGCTGGTTGTGTTTGAGTATCATATATTACTTTTTCACCATCTAAAAATCTATGATATGTTGAAAATGCAATTATATTATCCTGAAGTTTAACATTTATGTTACTTGAAGAATTAAATGTCAATATATTTTCTACTACCGAAAGATTGATAACGGCAGAAGCACCACTTCCATTACCACCTGTAATTTTTACTTCAGGTTTTACATAAAAATCAAAACCTGAATCTATTATATTAATCTTTTCTAGTCTTCCCTCCACCTCACAAAAACCAGTTGCACCAGTGCCTACTACATCTCGTATTAGTAATTGTGGTGGATTAATTACATCGTATCCTTCTCCACCAGACAAAACTTCTATTTTATCTATTGATCCATAAAAAATAGAATCCTGGGATTTATAATGCGAAACCTCAACACCGTCATTTAAAATTCCAATATTATTTCCTACAGGAATTTCGTAAGAGGGACTATCAATTTGATCAGTTATTCTTCTTATTAATTTTTGGGTAGATAATGTAGAATTGGCAAATTTTTTAAGAACTAATTTATTATCAAATATTTGACCTGTTACTGTAGTAATTCCAGTTACAGAATCTCCAGTTTCGTAAGATGATTCTGAAGAATTTATTTTTACATATTTTTGAGCATACAAGTTTGCTCTACTATTAGAGAGTTGTATTCCATTAGAATCTAATACCTTTACATAATAGAATCCTGGGGGAAAACTTAAAACATTATTTTCACCTTCACCCTTTATATACTGAACATAATCTCCAGTTAAAAATCCGTGATTTGATATAGTAATTATATCACTAAAAAATGTTCCTGATAATGTGAATTCAATATTTTTTACATTTGTTGGGTAAATTGGTAGTGATGTTGATGAGATATACAAATTATTTTCATCATCATAAAAAGTATCTTGTATTGCCGTAATATTAGATGAAGAACCTGGATAGTTTATAGCATTTAGTCTTTTAATATTTGTTTTTATATAAAGAAATTCTTTATTGTTTATAGGAGAAATTAATGAAGAATTTAATTGAGTTAAAAACGTAGTTTTGCTTTCAATTTTAGTTACATTTAATTTATATTCTCTATTATTCGTAAACAATAGTGTTATACTAT